TTCATCTTCCCGCCGGAGGCGAATACCCGGCCGTAGAAGTTGCTGCTGAGATCAACGGTTGTCTCCACGCCGAAATGGCTCTCGTCCACGATCTGCGTAGGAACGTTCTCTATGAAGCGAGGGGCTGTTAGAGGACGGCTTTCTGTTTTATTTGAGATCAGGAATAAGCCTCAAATGAAAAATACCGAGAGGTTGTGTTGTCGCATCTCACATTTAATAATATTATATTAAATATTTAGAGGGACGCATCGGCACTCACGTGGGAGGATTCAATAATCATAAGGAATAAGGAAAAAGACTATTGCAATAATTTCGCTGTTCATATATACTTAATATAAGTATTTCATCACGTTGAATCCACGTAGAATCTTTAAGCAATGACTATGTTGTGGCTTTGAGAGAATCCGATTCTATAGGAAGGAGTATGTCGGTACGATATAGCAATGAAAGCAAACCTCAAAGTTGCATATACTGACAGATCAAGACCGCCCCTACGTGGTTGCCAGTTGACATGCTCATACTCTTCATTTAGAAGGTGCATTTTGCCCGTGCTCTTAGCGCGGACGAAATGCACTTTTTATTAGGACACCTATTCATTCGCATGTATGCTGCGCGCTTGACGACTTTATAGGGCATGAAAAAAACCAAAATAAGGGCTGAACAGAAAACAGGAAGAGAAGAAGGGAGAGAAAAAATGAAAAAACATACTTTGCATTTGGGCGTACTGCTCGCGCTGGTAATGCTCCTTGTAACTATGAGCGTACCCGCCTTTGCAGAAACCGGAGACGTGGAAATCAACGCAATCAATTTCCCGGACGCCAATTTCAGAGAGATAGTTTCCTTTTCTGATGTGGACAAAAGCAACACCCTAAGCGCTACGGAAATCGCCGCCGTAAAAACCCTTATCTGCTATAATAAGGGAATAAAAGACCTTACGGGAATCGAACACTTTACGGCGCTGACGAGTCTGCAATGCGATTACAATAAGTTGACCTCATTGGATATCAGTAAGAATACAGCCTTGACAGACCTGTCCTGCGTAAAAAATCAACTTACTGTACTGGATGTGAGCAGGAATGCGAATTTGAAAAGACTGGTCTGCTTAGGTAACAAGCTGACTACGCTGGATGTCGGCAACAACACGGCGCTGGAAGCTCTACACTGCGATTCCAACGAGTTGACCGCACTGGATGTAAGCAAAAATTCTGTACTAAAGGAGCTGAGTTGCGCCAACAACAAACTGTCTTCGCTGGATCTCAGAAAAAATATGGAATTGGCTGTACTGGACTGCCACTATAACGGGCTGACGGAACTGGATGTCAAAAGCAATACGAAGCTGACGAAATTGATCTGCTTCACCAACAGTCTGACCGCACTGGATGTAAGCAAAAATACGGAGCTTACAGAATTGTGGTGCTCCAATAATCGGCTAACTGCGCTGGATGTAAGCAGAAACACAAAACTGGCGAAGCTGAACTGCTCCGGTCCCGGCAACCTGCTGACCACACTGGATGTCAGTAAGAACCCGGCGTTGAAGGAGCTGCATTGCGGTTACAACCGGCTGACCTCGCTGGATGTCAGCAATAACACAGAGCTGGCCGTTATGGACTGCCTGAATAATCGCTATGCCATTACTGCCGCGTCGGATCGCACCTTTGATCTGTCCAATCTTCCAGGAAACTTTGACGTGAGTAAAGCGAGCAATTGGAACGGAGGTACGGTCAGCGGAAACACGCTGACCGTGAACAGCGGCGTCTCCATTGTCACATATAGCTATGACTGCGGCAACGAAAAATCTGCGATCTTTACTCTTAATGTGACGGTTACGCCAGCGCCTACGCCCACGCCCACGCCGTCGAATACTCCTACGCCAGGGGATACGGTCAGTATCCAAGTAACCAAATATGCTGACGGGCTTGATAAAACCAAATCATACACATTTGATTTCAGGTATTACCAGATTGAAGATCCGCAAAACCTCAAGCCTGTGGAGGGCGGAGTGACAGGGAATTTTTCCATTCCCGTCAGTTGGGACGATGAAGTAGATGGGCACTCTGGAATTTTAACATTGGAAGAGATACCCTGCAATAAATATATAGCTATTGAGGAAATAAACCCCATTATACCGCAGGGGTACAGGCTGTACATGTATCCGGGAATTGCGAGAGTGCATACAACGCAGAATGAAAACTATGTTACTTTCAATAATTATTACGAAAAACGCGAAGATTGCGACATAGTTATATCCAAAGCGGTTACGGGCAATAGCGCAAACGCAAACGACGAGTTTGAGTTTGAGATAACGTTTTATTTGCCATTGCCGAAGTTAATGCTGATGAATGCATCCGTAGAGCAGGTAAACGTCCCCCCCGCCATTGGCAACAAAAACCGGCGGATATACATAACCCATGCGGACGGCAGCACCCACGAATTTGAAGATGAAGATTACGAGGCGTTCACGATTGGTGACGGAGAAAGAAAGGTAACTGCACGCTTCAAATTGAAGCATGGCGAACGCATCTATATCCTAAATATCGCGGACAGGAATAGACCTATAACGGTAAAAGAATTAGGTAACAACGGTTACGACAGCACTACGGTAAACGGGAAAAACAGCATGGAGTGGATGGTTGACGCGCCGTATACCGATACCGTAGAAGTGAAATTCATCAATACCAAAGGCGCAGTACAGCCCCCAGAGCCAGTCACGGGAAGTCTGACCGTAAAGAAGATGTGGAGCGATGGTAACGACAAGCACTCCAATGACAAAGTGACCGTTCAGCTTTACCGCAACGGTCAGCCGTACAGCTTTACCTTGTTTGGTCGCGTTGTGGACGACGGCAAGGCAGTACTCAGCGCGGAAAACCGCTGGCAGCATACATGGAGCGGCCTTGACCCGAACTATACGTGGACGGTGGATGAGCTGTATCTCCCCGGCAATTGGATACGTACCATAGACTATTACGGCAATACCGTAACGATAACCAACACTGTGGCGAATTTTGCACCTCCGCAGACAGGCGACAGAAATAATGCCTCCTACCTTGGCGCGATGTTGGTACTCGCAGCCATAACCGTCGCAGTCATCACCACAGTGAAGAAAAGGGACTGAATTAATTAGTCCCGCATAGATGCGTCAGCCCATCGACCACTTTGTCGATGGGCTGGCTTTTTCGTATCAAGAGTTATCTCGATTTCAGGACATGATATGTGGTCTACCCAAACTTTGCGATCTGCTGACGGCGGTCGTGGATGCCCACAAGATAGTAGCTGTCATTGTTCCGGAGCAGGGCATATGGGGAGACGGAATAGACTTTCCCCCGTTTCGCTGCACGCGCTCTTTGGAGGGGGAATAATCGAAGTAGCGGAAGGCGATTTTCCTTCGCTCTGCAATAACGGTCTGGATTCGGTCTACACTGACGTAGATGCTCTCGTTTACGGCTTTTGCGCGGCTGTCGATGTACAGATGCCGTTCCGGCAGCGCGGCGTCTCCGGGAGCGATAAAGGTCGTCAGCCGTTTGACCAGCTCCTTGCTTTTTCCCAGCGTGATGAACCGTGCAGATTGCACCGCGTCGATGAGGAGCCTAACCTCCGGGGCTTCAAAGTGACGGGTCGCCACATGGTAGAGGTTCTGAGCCCCGCGGTAGAGGTTCTGAGCCCCGCGGTCTTTGACAATATCCACACCGAACTCCACAAGCTGTTCGATGTCGTTGCGGAGCGTGCGCGGGTCGGCGGTGATGCCGTGCTCCTTCAAATGGGCGGAGATATCCGCAAGAGAGACCGGGTGCGCTTCGTCCGTGGTTGCACAGAAGTATTTGAACAGGATAAGCGCGCGATTGATATGAGGCAAGCCTTTCTCCTTGTCTACCGCTTCCTCCTATGTTTGCCTTGATAAACCGCTGACTCAAATTAGATTTGTCTCCCAAAGTATATGTTAACGATTATAATAATTTTTTAATCAATCACTCAACAGATAAACTGACCTGCTGCTCAAGCAGTATGTCAATCATCTTAGATACAGCATTGAGCGTTGACGAATTGCATCTGGCGAGTTTTTTTGATATATCGCTATCGATGATTGTCTCAGCACGGGCATAAGGTGTATCAAGAAGAAAGTACTCGATGCTTTCTCCAAGCGCAAAGGCCAGTTTTAAGAGCATCGGAAGTGAAACCTTACATTGTGCTGTTTCTATATGACTTAGATAATTATTAGAGCAATTTACTATTGCACTGAGCTCTGCCTGAGTCATGTTCTTTGATTGTCGAACGCTACGGATTCGTCTACCTATCTTGGCATAGTCTACTTCCTTTGGTATCATCCCTGTCACCACCATTCGCATTTATTTTATAGTATGAAAGCTTTTTCAAAAACAAACTACAATAGCATATTGCAGTTATAGTTGTAATAGTGTATAATAAAACTGCAAATTGCTACGCCAAATAAAAACTGGCAAGGCGGTTTCAGCGTTACGGTTGTTTCTAACGAGACCGTTTAAGCGAATCATAACGTTTGAAGGAAGGAGAGTAAGGTAATAAATGCAAGAAAAATGCATAACCTCATATGTTAAGACAAGGGTACTTTTATGGAACTATCCACCCTCATTCTCACGCTGTTCAATAAGAAGGCGCGTTTCACTTGTGCATTTTTGCGGCTGGAACGTGCCTTCTTTTGTTATTGGGTTTTAGTTTCCGCAATATGGATAAATTCAAGCATATAGCGGATGTGGAAAATTGAGTTTTCCACTTAAAACATCAATGTTCCAGCTAAATCGGCTGAGCAAGCAGTGAATCAGGAAAAGGTGGCTTTACTACCGTCAAGACAAACAAGGCAAATGTCCCACGCCTATGAATGGATGACATAAATCAAGGGACAAATATATGATGACAGGAGATGATGTTTTGCGCTACATCGGTAAGAAGTTGCTACTGGGTATTGTATTGATAATCTGTGTTTCATTCCTTGTTTTCAGCATGATATTTATGATGCCCGGCGACCCGGTTACTTTAATGGCTGGAGAACTGGCGAATCAGGACAAGATTGCCGAAACCGTAGAAAAATATGGGTTGAACAGACCGTTACTTGTCCAGTATTTTGATTGGTGGAAGAAAATTGTTACCAAACAGGATTTTGGCATATCGTTCAAATACAAGCTGCCGGTTTGGGATCTTGTTAAGGTGCGGATACCGGTAAGCTTAAAACTCACAGCCATAACCATGGTTGTACAATATCTCATAGCTGTGCCGTTGGGATTGCTATGCGCCTACAAAAAAGATTCGATTTTTGATAAGATAACGGTTAATTTGACACTTATTATGACGGCTGTACCTTCGTTTTGGATAGCAGTGTTGCTTATGCTCTTGTTTGCGGTTAAACTTAAATGGCTTCCGCTTGGCGGTTTTGAATCATGGGAGCATTATGTACTCCCGATCACGGCAGGTGTTCTTGGCGGGATTGCAAGTACGTTGCGTTTAACGAAATCAGAAGCTATAGATGCGCTTAATGAGAAATATGTATCAACAGCATATGCAAAAGGTCTATCAAAACATGATGTTCTTATAAAACACGTTTTGCGAAATTCCATGATAATTATATGTGTACAGGTATCTCAGTCGTTGCCGTGGTTGCTTTCGGGATTCATAATACTCGAAAAGATATTCGTTATACCCGGCATGGGAGGACTTATGATAAGTTCCATAGTCTATCAGGACTTCAATGTTGTACAGTGCATAATACTTATAATTTCTGTTCTGACGGTTATTTGCAACATAATAGCTGATATCGTGCTGGGCCTGCTTGATCCGCGGATCAGAATATCAACGGGTGGAGGTGACAAATAATGGCCGCAAGTCCATGGAAGGAATTCTTTAGGAGCTGTTATAAAAATCTAAATTTCATGGTTGGCGCAATCATGCTGCTAAGCATAATCATCATAGCTGTTTTTGCTGACTATATTGCCCCGTTTGAATACGACGAAAACGATGTTTCCGCTGTTCTGCAGCCACCAAGTGCTACACATATACTTGGCACCGATAAGTTAGGTCGTGATCTTTGGAGCCGTATAGTATACGGGACGCGTATAGCCTTCAAAGTAGCTGCAATAGGCGGAGCGATCCAGCTTTTCCTTGGAGTCGTTGTCGGACTTTTCTGCGGATACTATGGAGGTATAGTGGACAGGTCAATGCTCTTTTTTGCAGATTTGACATGGTGTGTCCCCGGGATGGTCATGGCACTGGCTGTTGTTACCATTCTTGGTTCGAATCTAACAAATGCTATAATCGCTATTGCTCTTGTTAACTGGGCATCGATGGCGAGGACTGTTCGCGCTAAAACCATGAGCCTAAAGAACATGGCATTCATAGAAACAGGCATTGCGTTTGGAGAAAACAATCTCGCATTGATGTTTCGCTATATTTTACCAAACATTATTCCTGCGCTAATAGTCATGTTTTCAATGTCACTTCCGGGAACAATAATGTCCACGACAACACTATCTTTCCTTGGTGTAGGCTCTCAGCCTCCATCACCGGATTGGGGACTAATGGTTTCGGAAGGTATAACTTATATAACCCGCGCGCCGTGGTTAGCAATTTATCCTGGACTTGCATTGGTGTATACCGTTTTGAGTTTTTCTGTATTAGGCGAGGGACTTCGGGACTTACTAGATCCACGAACCAAGTCTCAGGGTTAAGGAGGAAATAATGAACGAAGAACTATTGAGGCTTAACTCTGTTTCAATTGACTATAAAGTACGAGATGGATATTTAAGCGCCGTGAACAATGTATCGCTCACTATGAACAAGAGCGAAATATTCGCTATCGTTGGCGAATCTGGCTGCGGGAAATCAACAATTGCTCATTCTATAATGCGATTGTTGGGCAGCAATGCCAAGGTGACGGGCAATATATTGTTTAACGGGGTTGATCTTATCGAACTTTCGGACAATGAAATAACCAAGGTGCGCGGACGCGAAATAGGCATGATATTTCAGAATCCGTTGGACTCGCTGAACCCAGTATACACCACGGGCAGACAAGTCAACGAAGCTATAATGCTGGATGGGATAGACAGACTTACAGGATGGCAAAGAGTGCTGGAGCTTTATCGTGATGTGAAAATGCCGGACGCTGAAAAGCGGGCCGAGGCATTCCCACATGAGATGAGCGGCGGTATGAGACAACGTGTCATGATAGCAATGATGATCTCGCGTAAGCCACAGCTTTTAATAGCTGATGAACCGACTACGGCACTTGATGTGACGATAGAAGCGCAAATACTCGATATCATAAATGAGCTAAAAAAAGAATTCAATACTGCGATAATGCTCATTACCCATAACTTTGGTCTTGTTGCCGAAGTGGCAGACAAGGTAGCTATAATGTATGCGGGAGAAATAGTTGAACAAGGTGACGTGTTTGAGATATTCGACAACCCGCTGCATCCGTATACCAAACTTCTCATGAAAGCTCTTCCACGCGTAACGAAACATCAGGCACGATTGCAAACGATAGATGGCACTGTACCAAGAATAACTGAGAAAAAGCAGGGGTGTCGCTTTTATAATCGATGTCCGTACGCAAAGGAGATATGTGAAAATACTAAAGCACCAACCACTTTTATCAGTCCAACGCATAGCTATAGTTGCCACTTCGTGGAGGAGGGAAAATAGATGGAAAAAGCAACACCTGTAATACAGATAGACCATCTGAACAAATTCTTTTCCGTGGACAATAACTTCTTCGCAAAAGGGAAACGCACGGTAAAGGCAGTCAACAATGTCACATTAACAATAAACAAAGGAGAGATAATGGGACTTGCCGGCGAGTCGGGCAGCGGAAAAACCACACTTGCCCGTGTTATCCTCAATCTTACCAAGCCTACTGGTGGAACGGTACTAATTAACGATAGAGATCTCTCCAAGGTCTCCAATGCTGAAAAGAAGCACATACGCAAGGAAGTAGCTGTTGTTTTCCAAGATCCCGCTTCGAATCTTAACCCTAGGGACACTGTTGAGGGGTCTATCATACGTCCTCTTATAATACATGGCATGTCTAGGACCGAGGCAAAGACAAAAGCTGTAGAAGCGCTAAATGCTGTTAAGATGGACAAGAGATATCTTTACAGTTATCCTCATCAGCTTTCGGGAGGTCAACTCCAAAGGATAGCTATAGCGCGAGCATTGGCGGTCAACCCTCAGATAATGATACTCGATGAACCCACATCGGCTCTTGATATTTCCGTTCAGGCGCAGATCCTGAACCTGCTGCTAGATCTTCAAGAGCGGCATTGGCTAACGTACCTTGTAATAACTCATGACCTGAATGTGCTGCGTTATATTAGTGACAGGATCACTATAATGTATCTAGGGAAGATTGTTGAGTGCGGACCTACAGATGTTATATGCTCCGATCCTATGCACCCATATACACAGGCGCTTATGGCTGCATCGCCCATACTGGATCCTCATCTGCGCAGCAGGGAAAAACGTATAATGAAAGGGGAGCCAGGCAGTCTCATAGACCTGCCAAAGGGCTGCAATTTTCATCCGCGCTGTCCATTTGCTACAACGCGCTGTGAAAACAGCGAACCCGATATGCGCTATGTGGCATCGGCTCACAGGGTGTGCTGCCACCTTGCGGACAATGTTGCAGAGGCATACGATCTTAACGCCAAATAAGGCGATAAAGATAAAATAATATTTTACAGGAGGAAACAAAATGAAGCTCAAAATGTTAGCTATGCTCATCGTTCTTGCATTATTGATGAGTATTGCCACAGCGTGCGGAGAATCTGCTGTTGGCTCCAATGCAACAAATGACCCTTCCGCCAACAACGCCAACATGGCGACTGATGCCCCAGTAAATCCAGCAGGCCCGATAGAAGTCCCCGAGCAATTGGTTATCGTTGACAGCGAGTGGGATGGCGTGGATATGTATCAGTGCGACTCGTGGAACGATATGCAGTGCCTTTATGCTGACAGCATACTAAACAAGGCTGATGATGGCACAGCCTTGCCGGGCATTGCATCCAATTCCGTATGGAGCGATGATGGACTCACATGGACGCTTACATTCCCCGAAGGTATGTATTACTCTACCGGTGAACAGCTTGAGCCCGAGGATGTTGTAGCCTCCATAGAGCATGGACTTGAGTGCAGCTCCTATGCGGATGGATATCAGTACATAGAGTCCATGGAAATTTCAGGGCGCGATGTTATATTCCATCTTTCCCAATTTCAGGCTGATATGGAGTTCAACTTTATGCAGTGCTTCGTCGGTGTTATCGATAAAGACGAACTGGACAGTATGACTAACGAAGAACTTCTGTGGGGGTGCCATCCCTATGGCCCATACTATGTTGAGGAATACTCCCCAGGAGCTTATGCTATTCTCAAGGCCAATCCTGGCTATTCCACTCATAACCCTCTCGTTGAAAACAAAGGGGCGTGTCTTGTGCAGACCGTTCGTGTTGTCATGGGCGGTGAGAACTTTACTTATTATACCGGCGTTTGCAGCGGTGAATATGATGTGCTCACTGACGCATATGCGGATTATCTTGAAGATCTCAAAGCCAATCCGGATATAACAACCGTGGTTGCTGCCGGCGCGACTGTAGCCTATGCAGAGTTTAACACCAAAAATGAATTCCTTTCAGACATAAATGTTCGCAAGGCGCTGATAAAGGCGTTCAACCGTAACAATATCGATGCATATACCAGCGATGATTACTATTCCACATACTGCCTTATACAGAATAACTGCTTGAACTACGATGAGGAGGCAGTGAAGTATTACAAGGCCAACTACGACTACGATGTAGAGGCGGCCAAAACTCTGCTTGCGGAAGCCGGTTGGACGGATACTGATGGAGACGGTTATGTCGACAAGGACGGTAAGAAGTTTTCTATAACGTTTTCCAGCCGTGATACCGCCACTCCGATAATCGCCGCTGAGTCATTCCGTGATGATCTAAAGGCCATAGGTGTTGAGTTGAATATAACAACGCAGAATTGGTCTTATGTCAATCAGGATGTCCGCGATGGCAATTTCGACATAGCGTTCCTTAGCCTTGGTTGGTCTGAACCAATGCTGCTCATTGACAATTTCTGTAACCGCAGCGAGGTCGCCGCCGAATGTACAAACCTTGATCGCGAAGGCTACTTGGCACTTGTCAATAGGGCGCGTACCACCGTTGATTATAATGAACGCACGAAGGTTATAACAGAGATTCAGAAGAAGCTTTTCGACTACTGCACCATAATGCCTCTCTATCAACCGCTTGGATATCGTTGCTGGAGAAGCGAGATCAAAGGGATCAAGTACACGATGACTGGCGGATTCTGGCTTAACGATGTCGGCTATCAAGGATAGACTGCTACTGAGATTTGTGCTGTGACTGATACGCTCCAACCTACGTGGGGTATCTGTGCCAGCGGCTATAGCAGCTACGGTCGTTATCACCGGTAAGAAAATAGGCCAAATTTGTCATTCCCGAACTAAGGCCAGTCCATTAATAGGAATGGTCGATAAGTTGGTTGCCTCTATGTAGCAGTCTATCACACATTCGCGTTTTTCATTAAGATAATGCGTTTTCTTCATGCTCCTAACATACGAAAAAACGCGTTTTTCAAGTATAATGGGCTTTACGGAAATGTAATAAAGATGAGACAACGGCAGAACCTTGATTTATCACATGAAGTGTTGTCTATTTTACTCTCTTGTTCTCCCCTGAATGACAATTAAAGCATTCAGGGGAGAACAAATATCCTATTATAATTTTTGTAAATAAAGGACGTTATCGAAAAGCGGGAGTTTTTCTTCCGTGAATTGATGGGAGACCACAAGCAGCAGCTTTCCTTCGATGGAGAGAAGTAGATCTTCAATCATACCCGCAGTGGTATCATCGAGATTTGCCAGTGGCTCATCCAGAATCAATATGTCCGTATCTCGCAGCAATGCACGGGCTAAACAAATGCGTTTCTTTTCTCCACCGGAGAGGTTTGCTCCATTTTCGGCAATCATTCCATCGAGAGCTTCTTTTCCAGCAAACTTGATAAGTCCAAGGGTTTGAAGCATCTCAATCAGCTTTTCGTCGGGAATGTCCTGATACATGGTCAAGTTGTTTCTGAGAGAATCGTGAAACAGCACTGCCTCCTGCCGGACAACGGTCATACAGTCATAGGTGCTACAATACTCAGAAAGAGGCACCCCGTCAATTTCAATGCTGCCGTCAGTTACGTCATAGTAGCGAAGCAGCAGATTGATAGCGGTGGTTTTGCCGCATCCGCTGGGACCTTTGATCAGATAGCGTCCGCCTTTTTGCGCTTCAAAGTCGAAATTCGTCAGCACGGGCTTCTTGTCGGGATAGGCAAATGAAACGTTGCGATACCGGATCTCCCTCGCCAGTTTGGTCAGTGGCTTTCCATGCCTCGCAGCATTTCCTTCTTCAATGAATTTCTCCATAGATTGACAGGAGGGCTTGATTGCCACAAGCTGACGAATGATTTCGGCAAGAGAAATCAGAGGATAGGAAAGCTGGTCGATCATGCCGATTGCTACAAAGAAGTTGCCTGCGGAGAAGTCCCCCTGCAGGACGAGCCACGTTGCACAACTCAACACAACAAAGTAAGACAGATAGGAAATCAGTGTCGTGATTAATTGTGAAACCGCTCCGAGCGTCATATCTCTCAGCAGCTTGTTCATCGTGAAGTCGTTTGTATCGTCAAACTTTGAAAGAATCTTTTTTTCAATGGAAAAATTCTTAATAATCTCAAAGCCGCTGAGCCAATCGTTGACTTTTGCCAAATTTGCTTCGACCGCTTTCAGATATGCGTTCTGCGCATTCTGCAACCGCTTTTCAATGAGCTTGGGAATATAGAGCGGCGTGGTTAGAAGCCCTATTGTGATCAGAGCAAGACGCCAGTCCAAGACAAATAAAGCTACACTTACAAAGATGATCTTGAAAAGAATCTCCCAGAACAGGGGAAGCATCTGAAAGCGGCGTGCCTTAATGGTATCCGCTTCGTTCGTGTATTTTGCGATGTACTCCCCTTGCGGCGTTGTCTTGTAGTCCACATAGCCGCGCTTGAGGATACTCTCAAAAATGTCCCGCTTCAGCAGCTTCGTGCAGCCGACGACAAATCTTGCGCTGAATTGCCTGTACCCAAAGTAAAACAGGATTTCACAAAGGATAAAGGCAATCAGGATAGACGCATACCGAAGCGTAGTCTGCGTATCTCCGGCAATGGCAGAATCCAGCACATCGCCTTTGAAGAATTGCAAAACAACCGCAAACACGGTGCTGATAAGAATAGAAACCAAAGCCCCTATAAAATAGACGCTGGCATGTTTTTGATATTTTTTCATGTTACCTCCTATGCACTAGCGCGATAGAAGGATTGAAAGTATTTCCTTCTATCGTTTAGAAGGAAATCCGAAGCTTCACCACAGGAACCCCCCCTTATTCACAAGATATCGCGATTATTATACCATGCAACATCTAAAAAAGCAATCCGTACTGCACTTCCATGAGTTAATTCATTGTACAACCATGAATAATTTCTTTTTAAGCATCCCGTATTTTTCAGCTTTTCTTTTTATTGTCCGATTATTCCAATGTTTGTTAATTGCGAACATAATGTTATAAGGGCCTCTTCAATGTTTGCTTGTTCACACCTGTTAGCGCAGTTGGCAATATATCTGTTTGTTCTAGGGCAATTACCAAGACAAAGAGGAAATACAGAACAATTATTACATTTCCAAAAGGTAAACGGTGTAATATTACTCACAGCAAGCCGAGAACCCATTAAGTTTTTCTCGAAGTAAGAATCGCCCATAGCCTCATTGCAACAATATATTCTCCCATTTGTATCAAATACATTTATTCTTTCGTTTGAACAGTAGTTGCTTCTTTGGCCAAAAAAGAGCAACTCATTCTCTACTGTCTTATTATATTGGATCATAAACTGCAATATAGGTATATCAGAAATAATACTAATATTCGATATTTCTCGTATCGTATTATAGGCCTCAATTACCTTCTTTATTGAAATCGGATGAAACTTTGGGTCTGTTGGATTAGCTATACAATCAACATACAACATCTTTTAAGCCTCGTGAAACTACTCAATACGAGGCGCATACATAGAAATGTTCGTTTATAAGACCGCTGTTTAGATTAAACAACGCTGTTATAAGTGAACATTCAAAAGCTGAATTTATAATGGACAGTTAAACAATTTCAAAGCGAACGCACACTTTGACCCCACAAATAAATAGCGCAAAAAAATAGGGCAGGAACGGAGTAATTTCCGAACCTGCCCTAATTTATTTTCGCACATTTCCTCAACTGAGAATATTCACACCCACAAAATATCCTCGGATAATTATTTGCCAAACATGACGATTGCACCGATGATACCACTCACAAGTAAAGTGCAGATACAGGTGATAACTGCAACTTTGATAGAGTTCACATTGCTGGCAATCTGCTTGTACGGTTTGTTCTCAGCCTCATTGACCTTTTCCGACAACTTACGCTCGGTTTCCTGCCAAGCTTTCGCCTGTGCATCGACTTTACTGTTTGTGTCGTCCACCTTCGTTTCAATGTTGCTGACACGCTGTGCAATAAGCTCAACAGAAGTAGCAATCTTGTAGATGGCTTTCTGCTCGCTTTGGATTTCCTTCAGCTCATTTTCCAGATTATCAATTCTATGCGTATTGGACTTACATCTCTGTTCCGTCTCAATGAGCATAACAGTCTCCTGGTCAGTCATATGAGCACCTCCTGAATAAAGTTACTTCCCCTCTTCCTTCTTGGCAGTAACCTTATTTGCGGGTGTGGCAGGGTTAATTACCTTGCTCATGTCGCACAGACTATCAATCATGTCGGCAATTGCGTCATAATCAATGTCGTAGTTAATGCCATCTGCGCTCGCCTTGAGCATCGCCAGAACCCACTCTTTTCGTTCTGCACCGTCTTTGAACTTAGTCTCGGCAGTCTCCATCAACTTCATAACCTTCTCCAGAACGACGCCCCAGTTCTTCTCCTTGACAGCCTGCTTGATGTATTTCACAAGCTGAATAACGAGAGGAATGGCGGCTGCCAGACCAGAAGCGATTGCTGCGATGTACTTCAGAATCTCCAACCAATCCATAATCGTACCTCCATTTCTTTTTCTGGCAGAGCATTATACTCTGCTTGTATAATCAAGAGAAATCCACCCAGCGCCGCTTTTAAGCTTTCCCCATGATTTGGCGCCAGTTCCGTCTTTCTCTTCGACGATGGTATAAACCCCACCGCCCTTAATCTGACCAGCCACGGCGTATCCCGTACCGGCACCCTTGCGAATGTTCAGTACATCCGCCGTAACACGCACACGATACGGAACCGCAGAAGGTTTCTGTTCGGGCACAACCGGAGTCTTGCCTGCGTATTTGTCATAGAACTTCTGACCGTATGCCGCACGCTTATTCTGAACTGTCGCACTCTGGTTCGCAGGACGCTCAAATTTCATCAGCACGGAATTGGATGCGGCAAGAATGGTCTTGGCGGATTTCAAATCGGCAAAAACGCCCTTATAGCTCTCGCTCAATTCCTTGTACAGGAATTCAAGCTGCATACCCAAATCTCCAACAGACTTCTTCTTGCTCTGCGCAAAAGCAAGTAGTGCTTTCTTCCTTGTGTGATATGTCCACTGTGCCAAGCCGTAACCTGCGCTATCAGTCCCAAACTTTTTGTATGTGCCATTGTCAACAGCGGCGGTATAGGAAGCATCTGTATATCCAAGCCGCTTCTCATAGGCATTCTGGAGGTTGTCAGGGCGTAATCCAGACTCAGCATAGAGATTGCCCATCATCCCTGCAACGCCGTATTCATTCCCAATCTTGCCAAGCAAGAAGTTCCAAATGATTTCCTCGTTTGTATTACCAGAGGGAGCGGACGGAGTAGACGGTATCGTCGGCGTGGTCGGTTTTGCGTTTGCCAATGCAAGGTCAGAGGCCTTGAACGGACTCATAATGGAGTTTTTACCGTCCTCGCTTTTGTTGATAACAACACGATTTCCACTTACAGAATGTACAATCCAGTTCTTTGCCCGAACCCAGCCAGGAACTGACTGACCGGAGTAATACTGTGTGCCGATAATCTTGACAACATCTCCCGCCTTAAATGCGCTGGTTGTAGGCGTGGTCGGGTTTGTCGGCTGTGTAGGTGCAACGCTACCAGAGGTTTTCATTAGCGCAGCGACATCGGCACGAGCCGTCGCCATAGACTTACCAAACTTCGGGAACCAGTGGTTGACATCACCGTGGTTAGAGCCAAACCCAAGCGCATGACTGTCTGCATGGCATAAAATTGTAGGAACGGATACACCATTCATATTCACTGTTCCGTTTGGGTCAATATTGAACATTTTGCAAAGGTATGCCGTAATTTCACAGGCCTCCTTGTAGACCTTGTTGAAATATGCAGCATCGTTCAAACCGTCTTCGCAAATCTCAAATTGAATCCAACCATTGTTACAGGAACCCTTGTTGCCAGAGCCGCAGCCCCACGGGCGATAATTCCACGGCATAGTCTGTACTGTAGTGACAGTACCGTCCGCCAATTTACCAATCCAGCAATTCAGACCAGCCTGACGGTTGATATGGTTCCAGTCGTTTCGGTTCCCATTTGTGCCGAGAAGTGCCAAAAGCTCTGCTCTGTTTGCAGCATTATCATCCGGCTGGACATAGCGCCGCAAATTCGGATTGTTTGCACCGGTGCTGTGCCAAAGAACACCTTTGACGGTCATGGTGCTTGTCCCTTTGTAGCAAGTACTCTGGGTCATCATGCATTCCAACGGTCTATTCGTTGAACTGTATTTCATTTTTCCTCCACTTGTCGAGGGAACGGTAGTGACCGGTTTCTCATCTGAAACAGCCGGATTATAAATAAAGCCAAGGAACTTGTACGCAGCTCCTTGACCCCAGTTACCGTTTCCCTTTGTTCTTGTCTTGTTCCAAAACGGATTGGAACTGCCCCATCCGCTTTCGGATGTATAGACCTCCGTATCACTTACGACCTTCTCAACAATAGCAACATGACCCGCCCCATCAGAGCCGTTCAGTGTAGCGCCTTTCTGCCAGACCATGCAGGCGCCAAGTTTCGGTGTCTGTCCTGTTTTCAGAGAGGTTCCCTTATACTGAATGAAGTTCTCTGCATTCACGGGTCTTAGGTACTTGCAGTATCCATACCCGCCAATTTCGTTAAATCGTCCGTAAGCATACCCTACACAGTTAGAAAGGACATCGCAGTCCTTATCTGTTGGACTGCCTTTAATGGCGTCGGAGTAGCCGCCATTTGCTTTGGTTATGTAATACTTATTACCAGCTTCCGGTTTGCTGGTTCGCATCTTAAACGCCACGATACATCACTCCTTCGTCCGTTATCCAACGGAGCCATTGTCGGCACCGTAATCATATACATTGACGGTTGCACCGTTTGTAAACGGCACTGGCTCGGTGCTATCAGCGCCAGCGGAAAGAATCTCATTCAACGACCCGTTATTCTCTTCGCCAGATATGCCAGCGTAGCGTTCTCTACGCAGCTTCACATTTTCGCTCTGCTTCTTCGCACAATACGCTTTCAGGCAATAAATCGCATAGATGAGAACCTGTGCGGCAATGTCGGTGATAAGGACACCGAGATAGGTTAAATCATGAAGTACCCACATAGCCGCCATCGCATAAATCATTACGGCGTTAAATAACACGAAGAGGTAAATAGCAAGCAGTTTGCTTGTTTCGATGCGCTTGGTATCATATTTCCGTTTTTCTTCGCGGAGTGATTGCTTGTACTGCTTTTGAACATTTTCCCTGCGAATCTCAGCCATCTTAAGCTGATACTCTCTTTTGGACATTCTCATGTTAATCACCACCTTCTGTATAAAAGCCAAGTTTTATATGCCATAAATGCATTGTGGGAGCCTGCTGGTGTAGCACGGCTCCCACTTTTTATTTCTTACACATTTCCACCGCTCAGGATTTCTTCTGCTTCCTCAGCTGTAATCCATTTGCCAACGGCATTCATCACCATCTGCCGGTTCCAAAGGCAACGGTCATAGTAGCCTTTGACTTTTTCAAATCTTGCACTATGCTCATTCATTGGCGTTTTCCTCCTCTTCCGTAGCAACATAGGCCGGGTCATCCACCGTGTCATCGTAGACAGCTTCACCCTCAATGTCGCCTACGCTCACAGCCTGCGCTTCAACTTGCTCTTCCATAGGCAGGTCATAGCCGGTCATCATGGAAAGGTAGTCCAAATTTGCTGCATTCTGCGCGGCGACCTTATCCTGCTGCATCATATATTCACCGCTGGGAATATCCTTGAAATCGACTTCGCCGTTCTCACTGATGAGGTTTCCAGCAAGGTTATAGACGATACCATTGATAGCGACGCCCTGTGCGTTTTCATAATCACACAGACCATAGGCGCCGTTCTCCTGCAGGTAGACCCAGTTCGGCTGCTCAACAAGCGCGAGCAAGCTGCCGTTCTTCAGAAACTTTACCATGTCCTGAATCCTCCTTGTTCTTGAATAAACTGTTGTAGAAAGCATCCATCTTCCGCAAGACAAGCGTGCTGTTTCCACGAATCATATGTCCGCGCCAGCTTTGATAGGCTGTCTCTACATCTGTGATAGTGAACCTTCCTTCATCTGTCCACCTTCGGAATATTCTGAGTTTCTTCCGCATCTTGACCGGTGATTTTCGGTTCATCTTGCGAATGACCGCACCGGTTTCATTCAGGAAAAACTTTGTTTTCAAGAATTTGACCCCCTTGCGCAGCGGCGCTATCTTTGTCTTCTTCTCGTTCAAAACAAATCCGTATTCCTTGCACTTCTTTCTGATTTCCTCCATGCAATATTTCAGATATTCTCTGTTCTCATGTATCAGATAGAAGTCATCCATATATCTTCCATAGTATTTGATGTGTAGCTGTTCCTTTATGAAGTGGTCAAGCGGGCTTGCGACCATAAGCGCATCTATCTGCGATACCTGACTGCCAAGTCCAAAACCAACATCTCCGAAGTCCTCCATGAACTGGCAGGCAATACGACGCACATCATCGTCATGTATCCTGCGTTCCGCTTCTCTATAGATAATAGAGTGCGGCGCACTGTTAAAGAAATCGGAGAAATCGCCCGTGAGAACACCGCCAGATTCTACGCCTTCGACGCCAAACTTTCGATAGAATCTATGCAAGTGCCTATCCAGCCTGTCCATAGCAAAATCAACACCTTTGCCTTTCAGGCTTGCGGCGTTATCAAAAACAAATGAGTGAGAAAACACAGGGACAAGTATATTGTCGCAAAGACATCTCTGCACTACGCGCTCGGAGATATGAACGCTCCGAATATGCCGTAGTTTTCCGCGCTCAATTAGGTCAAAGTCATGGAAGCCACGGCTCCTGAACTCTCTGCGTAACAATGCGTCATGCGTGCTGGCGGTGTTCGTGGTAATGCGGCTCATATAGCTTTGTGTACTGTTCTTCCACATAACCCCTTTGCAGCAGTTCTTGCCCGCCTGATAAAGGTGCTCATAGGAGAACACATCTTCATAACGGCCAAAGCTTTCACTGTAGGCAGTCCTTTTCGCCTGACGAGCCGCTACTCTGCGCTGATATCTGATTTCATGTCTTTCCTTACTGTTCATACCTCATCCCTTATATACAAGAAAATTGGGTGTGCCGTACAGTCTTATTGTAGGCGGGAGTTCTAACTGCGTAGTCCGCACCATGAAACCGACTATTCCCGTATTCATCGGCCATGCAAGAAGCGTCATCCGGTGCATATCATCGACACACTGTTTTGAGCATATTTCACTATGCTACAGGAACAAGTCTCCCTTCTGCAGAAGTACAAATTTCGCCACGAGGGTTACTTTGATTGACCTATAGACCTACAGAATCCGAAAGCGACGCCATTACTGTTGTTGGCGTTGTTATTGTTGGCGTTGCCGTTGCTGTTGACATTACAGAAATTATTGCTGTTGCCAGAATTAGGAGAACGCTCCCACCAGTTGTTAGCGGAGCCACCACAGCAGCCCAAAAGCCCACAGAACACAACAAGACGAGACTTGACCTTAGAGTAACTTAATTTGTCGGAATACTGTTATCTTCGTATTCCTTGAATTTTTCCTTGAACCGTTTCCGGTCTGCTTTCTTGACGCCCGTAATAAGGTCACGCTCCTTCTGGATGAGCCGACCCCATTCAAGCATGGCGTTAGGCAACCACTTAAACTCCGTCTTGAAATTCGGGTTGTCCGAAACGATGTCATACATCAGCTGAAGCTTATCATCCAAGCTGTTGAGCAAGCCGAAAGTGTAAGTGAGCTCATCACGCTTTAGCTGTGCTTCATGCAGATTGGTCGGCATCATTGATTCTGCCACGCGCACATGGGTGTCAATGTCTTCCACAAGATTCGCAATTTTTTGCACGACAATATAGGTATATCGTTTGGGGAACTTCACGCAATTCTTGATGGTAAACACCTGTAGTTGCCGTGCGTTCTCGACATACTGGATTGCGCTCGTACTGCGCTTTGATTTATATACGGACATTCTTTCCTCCTTTTCTTCCGTTTTACTTATGCGAATGGGATTCCCACACCTCTAACCGCAAGGGGTGTACCCCTTACACAATGCGGCATACGGGCAGCCGTCTCCCCTGACCGGGGAGAGCGGGCTGCCCTTGTTTGCGCACTGGGCATTCTGCGTCAAAGCGAATGCGGCGGGGTGGAGAGGTTAGACGCAGAAGCCGAAAGCGACGCCACCACTGTAGTTGGCGCTGCCATAGTCGGCGTTGCCGTTGCTGTCGACAAAACAGAAATAACAGCTGTCGCCAGAACGAGGAGAACGCTCCCACCAGTAGTAAGCGGAGCCACCTTTGTTCTTCACCTTCGAGTTGCCTGCCTTGTAATATGCGTACTGCGTTCCTTCTCCAGAAACGGAATAGGTGGTGGAACCGAAGATTTCGATTTCGGCCAGCAGGAAGCAGCTGTCGGAGACTGTTTCCGTACCGCTTGAAGAACCGCCGCCAGTGCCGGAAACTTTATTGACCGGCTTGATGGCTGTCTGCCATGCTGCGGGCAGATACCCCTTCATAGTCGCCATCGTCGAGGTGCGCATAGCGCTACTCTTCCAGCCGCCGCTGTTTGTGTTAGAACTGTTCATCACATAGGTCGTTGCAAACAGGTCATGCATCTGGAATGTGATACCAGCCTTGCCGGTCTTAGTGGTAGCACCATATGCGGTAGATGTTGTCAGCGTATCATGGTTAAAACCAATTACATCAAAGGTGTAATTCGTACCATTCAGGGCGAGCGTCACCTGGTCGCCAACACTGACCTTACGATGAACGCTGCCGAAATCAATGTACACCGTGGATGTCGCGTTTGTGATGCTACTGTTGTTAGAGATTGCCTCAGCAAACAGCGTTACATCCGATGCTGCTACGCCGGAAAGACCGGATGTATAATTCACGCCAGAAGTAGCCGCAGTGGAAGCCGTAGGCTTGAAGGATGCAGTCACAGCGCAGGTCTTGCTGGCGGGTGCGGTATGGTTTGTGCCAGCCGCAACACTGATAGTAATGGTCGCATTACCAGTCGTGTCATTCACGCTGGAAACCGTAACAGTCGTGCCGGAAACGGTCACCTTTGCCACGCCCGTATTATTGGAACTCGCACTGACAACACCGTTACCAGCCCGCGTAACGGTAATCGTTTTTGACCTGTTGGAGGCATTCAGCGTAATGGAGGTAGGGCTAATGCTTAAAGAGCCAGCAGCCTTGCCGATTGACCACACAACTGTTTTTGCCGTGGTGCTCCCATCTGACCAACGATAATCCGCAGTCGGAGTAAATGTAGCGTTGTAATTATTAGCATTTGTTCCTGATGTGGTGCCTCCAATGGTGGTCTTGGTAGCACTGTAGTTGCTCCAAGTGGGAGACTGGCTGTTACCGTTATAGGTCAATGTACCGCTTTGTGAAGGGATTGCTGAAATGGTAATACGGTTTGCCTTACCGGTAGTCCGCTGAGATGTAGAAGCATTGATGCCACCGTCTGTAGTCTCGGGATAGAAACTGATATAGTAAGTCGTCCCGTTCGTCAGGCCTGTAATGGTCAGCGGCGTATTGGCGTACTGGTTGCGAGTCGTGACCTTTCGTGTAAACGCAGCCCCAGGGTCGTCCTTACCGGATGCATAACCATCAGCCTTAACAACAATCGTAGTGCTTTCCCATGTTGCCAGTGTAACACCGTCCGATGTAATGCTTGCAGCGGGGTCAGTCCACTTAACAGTCATTTTGCCGTTGCCAGCTTCTTCTGATGCAGTCATACCTGTCACATTCCAGCTTGAAATGCCAGTGACCTGAACGGTAGGCGTTGCTGTAAATGCATTATCTTCGCTGTCTGTGTAGGCATTATTTGTGGTATAAGGGAAGAACTTATAGTAGTAGGTAACACCGTTGGAAAGACCGCTGTCGCAGAAATAAGATGTTTTGTAGGCATCTCTCGTCTTGCTGTCCAGTACTACAGTGCCATCGCGGCGGCTCTTAGGAGCGGAACCGGCCTTGCGCACAAGCAAGGTTCCACCCCATGCTGCAAGCGTAGAACCCGATACCACAATATCGGAAGGGTCAGTCCATTTCACATATACCTTGCCTGAAGCAACAAGCACATTGATATTGGAAACCGCGCCGAGCGTCACGCCACCGCTGCCGGAGCCAGCTCCGCCGGGAAAATTTGATAAAATAGGCATGAAATCATCCTCCTTTTAACCTAACAAAATGATGTAGACCGGGATATCAAATTCGGGCATTTCACCATCTGCGGCGATAGTCAGCTTGCCATCCTCCTGCCCGATAACAGACAGCATTGCTTCTCTGGCAATTTCGCGCTGTTCTGCCGTGGCACTGTGCGCCACCGAGATAGTCCCATTCTGTAAAGCCGTAAGACCTGTTACGGTGAGCTCCTGCGTGTATGGAGCCTCGACACCAATCCATGCAGAGGCGAGTAAAGTTGTATTCACTGCCACGCTGCTATTCGCTTTCTCACCGAGAGCAGCATCGATTTTCACCATATTGGAGTTATCGGTTCCGTTCATCTTTTTGCGCCAGTCAAGGAAGCGTGTCGTGCTGTCATCTTCAAGATAGAGGTTATAGTTTGTCGTGTTCATAAAGGCCTCCTTCCCATTAAGACAGCAAAATCACGGTAACGGGAATGTCACATTCCGGTACTGTTCCGTTGGCCGCAATCGTGATAGAGCCTGCACTTTGTGAGCAGACATACAGGCAGGCTTCCGCAGCTGCGGCAAATTGTTCATCAGAAATACTCTGTGAAATGCCAATTACACCATTCTGCTCTGCGCCAAGCCCAGCAACGGTCAGCGTCTGCTGACCATTTGACCAACTGCCTGCCGCCAAAGTGGTATTGATAAATACGCTTGCGTCACATTTCCCTGCAAGCGCATTGTAGATGTCTTCATCGTCAAACGGGAGCTGTGAGTAGGTCTTTGTCCCATCACCAATCTTCCTGCGAACGCTACCGCTGGCCGTATCGACAATGATGATTTCCCCGTCCAGAATGACAGGGTTACTGTTCGTCCAGTTTGCGCTCGTATCTCGTTTGAGTCTGATTCGTGTGTTAAATTCAGCCATGTAGGTAGCCTCCTTTTAAGCGAAATCCCCGCCGTGTATGACACACGACGGGGTTGCTTTTATTTTATCGGGTCTCAGATATTCAAAGTGGCGCTGCCGCAGTTGAAGATGATATAACCGGAAGCCTGCTTCAACTCGGTAATATCGTGCTCATGGTTGCCAGCAGCCTTGCTGTCCCAATCCGCAACCTTCTCGGCGGAGATGCCGTCAAGCACAGTCTTGTTTGCGTGCTCATGCTGCTTAGTAACAGCGCCGTCCCACGCATCGACCTTATCCTGAGAGATAGCGTCGAGAATAGTCTTATTCCCATGCTCGTGAGCCTTCTGTTCAGCAGCGTCCCACTTTGCCTTATCGCCAGTAACAATCTTGTCCAGCTCAGCCTTATTCGTATGGCTATGAGCCTTGCCGATAGCGGTCTGCACATCAGCGTGGAGCTGTGCCAGAGTCACAGAGCCTTCCGTAAGAGTAGCAGTTACCTTATGGTCGGCGCTAACATCAATCACAATCTGGTCGCCAACTTTGGAACCAGAAGTGACATACTCAATCAGGCTGCCAACATTGATGTAGATGTTGTCTTCAGTAGCGTTGGCAAGAACCAGATGCAGGTATGTACCAGCCTCGCCCCATGCACCAGCCTCAGCCTTTGTCTCAACCGTACCAGACTTCACAACCATATCCTTCGGGATATCGATGTTCACATCCAGATTGGTTGCGGTCTGCTTGATGTTATAACGCTTTGCGATGCCTTCGGGTGTAGAGGCGGTAACAGCAACCGTATAGTCGGTCTGCGCAGGAATAGCACCGACCTTCTCATCCACATAACCCACAACGGTGGTAGCAGTCACACCGGCAGGCAGAGAACCGACCAGCTCTTCCAATGCGTCCACATCGGCCTGGGCGTCTGTACCGGCTTTCTTGGCCGCAGCGATAGCGGCGTCTTTACCATCGGCGTATGTCTTTGCATCGTCCAATGCGGTAGTGGCAGCACCGGCGGCCTCGAAAGCACCCTCATCCTTATAAGCAGCCGTGCCCAGACCATGCACCTTCACATCAGTACCATTGAACTTAACGGTACCATTGGCGCCACCCTCAATCAATGTATAAACGGTCTCATCGGGGATGGTGATAGTGCTTACCAGAGACCATGTTGAACCGCCCTTTGCCTGAGAATACAGATGGAATTTGCGAGCATTGTCCGCATCAACCTCCAGCTTGTACTGGGTATCAGTGTCCTGAATTTCGCCGGAGATGTAGTCGGACAGGCCGGTAATCTCATTGGCGGAATAAGTCGGCTTATTCTCAGCCTTTGCCCAGTCGTACACATCGGCAGCCAGACCAGCGGCAAACTGCAGCTGGCTGAACTTAGAAGAACCGTCACCGGCCTTGAACAGGATGGCAGGTTCTTTAGCCACAGCCCCGGTGGCGGCAGGCACAACAACAACCGCAAGCTCACCTGCCAGCAACACAGGGTCTTTTTCAACCCAGTTAGCATAAGTATCATACTTCAGGGAAATGCGGGTATTAAAAGTAGTAGTAGCCATATAAATCACCCTTCTTCATTGTTATAAAGATAGGACGGGAGAGTATATACCTCCCGCCCATAAACGATGTGCTTGCTTACACAGAAGCGTTGCCGCCATCAAGAATCAGCGTATCACCCTCGGACTGCACCAGCTTGCTCATATTCAGGCTGTTGACCTCCATGCTGCCATCTTCCGCAACGGCGACCTTGTTCTCATCGGCAGAGCTGGTAACAACGCCCGCAGTCACACCTGCAACCGGAATATTGACGGCCTTTTCGGAAATGTCCAAAGCGGCGCCGTTCAGCTTAACGATTTCAATCAGGTTCTGGTTTGCGCCAGCTTCTACGCCATCGAGCTTTGCTTTTGCTTCATCGGTAAAATCATTGGTACTCAGACCCTTACCCTCGACCTTATCGACCTTACCAGCAAGAGCATCAGGCAGACCAGTAACCTTGGCTTGGGCGACCTCCTTGACTTCGAGCTTGCCTTCCGCAGAAACAGTAAACTCGTCAGAAACGCTCTTGACGAAATTCGCTTCTGCATCATCAGAGAGAGCAACCAGCTTCTCTTTCAGCGCAGTCGTGAAGTCCTCAGTGGAAAGACCCTTGCCATCCACCTTGTCAACCTTGTTGGCAATAGCAGTAGCAATCGCCTCATTCATCTGCTCGGTGGTGGAGTAGCCATCAAGATTGACGCTCACATCATCCAGACGGACGACTTCATTTTCTACTTTAGCGTAGATGTCATAGAATCCGGTGTCAGCATTCATCACAAGATAGAGAACATTATCCTGTGCCTCAGCCGCTGTGGGTACAGTGCCAACCTTCTTGAAACTGGCATGACCGGTGGCGGCGATGGCCGTCTGGATTGCCTCTGCGATTGCGGTGGCGGTCATAGCATCCGTGATGCCGTAACCCTCCAGCGTTGTGGCCTTATCAGCTTTGCCGGTCTGAAGATTCTGAATATCCTGTGTATGGCCTGCAACCGTGTCAGCCAGACCGGATACGGTGCTGGTGTCAGGCGTGTACCATTCCAACGCAGTACCAGCCGCGTTGATGCGGGGCTGCTGACCAGCAGTGGCGGAATTGAATCCTTTCAGCGTGACCTTGCCATCAACAATTTCGATGGACTTGTCATCGCCCAGCACAACAGTACCGACGGCCTTCAGAGTTTTATCCGGCTGGATGATATACAGGTCTGCGGCAGAGTCAGTCACAACGCAGACATTCTCACCATAAAAATAAACGCCGTCCGAACTACCAACTTCAACAGCGGCAGCGGCGGCAGCCTGAGCGGCGCTCAGGGTAGAGAAGTAATACCGTGCGTCCAGAGGGAACGCAGTCTGCGGATTAAATGAAACCGCAAAATTCAGTTTACCGAAATCAGCCATTATGCGTCACCTCCATGTTAAATTGTGACCTTGTAGGTGTTGGCGGTATCGTTGGCATTTGCCATGTCCATCACATACACCTTGTAGTCAATCGCCTGATAGCCGTTTGCGCCCTCAACAGAGACGACGCTCTTGGTGAAAGCGGTCTTGACTTCGGCGTTCATACCGTTCACATCCTGCACAGAGCTGACATCACGCAGCGTGGCAGGGTAAGCAAACACAACACGGATTGCACCGACAGGAATCGCAAGATTGAAGCTGTTGCCAGCTGCCAGAGCCTTACCGCTCTTGCCGCTCAGGCTGCGAACCAGCGCAGAGTTCACCTCGCCGTCCTTCGCCTCCAGCGTACCGTAGAAGCTATTGCGATAACCGGTGATTTTGCCCGTCGCCTTGCTCTTGTTACCGGCAGCAATCTTACCGGCTGCATACTCGTTGCCGAGATTCGTTACAGGAACAGCACCCTCACCGTGAGTCGCCGTAGCGGTAATAGCATAGCTGGTAGCATCGCCAACCGTCAGCTCATCAAAGGAACCAGAGGCGGTATCCTTGGTGGCAGCGCCATCCGTCACACTCCATGCGGTAGCCGTGATGCCAGTTGCGGGGCCGTATGTATAGCTGCCTGCACTCAGAGAAGCAGTGTATGCGGGAGTTACTTTTGAACCAACCTCATACGCAGCAATCTGCTTGCAGGTAATCGTCACGGCAGGCTGGGTAGCGGTAGGATTCTTTTCCTTCGCCAGAATAGAGGCCAGTACATCCTTGACATTCTTGCCGGAGGCAGCAATCGTACCAGAGCCGGAACTGGGAACGGTCAGAACGCCGATGGCTGCTGTATAGGTAAGGTCATCGGCGAAGTACACATTCTCTGCGCTATAGTTGCCATCCATAGCAGCCCACACGCTGCCATCATAGACATAGGCAGTATAGGAATACTTGCCACCGGCAATCAGCGCCTTGACGACAAAGATATCGTCTTTCTGAGCATCGGCGCCAGCGGCTGTCAACACGCGACTGATAACATCAGTATCGCTCTCGCCGTCGCCCTTTACGCCCTCATAATGTGCGGCCTGTCCGCCGCTGATTTCCTTCAGATTCTCATAGCTTGTGATGCCGTCGCCAATCTTGAGCGTGCCCAGTTCCAGGTCAAAACAGGGCTCGCCTGCGGCAGGTACAACATCTTTGTTGGTCAGCCAATTCGCCGTGGTGTCACGCCGAACCTGAATTTTAGTCTTCATAGTTTTATTAGGCATAACTTTCCTCCTTCAAAATATTTTGCAGAATGGTCTCATTGAATACCGTGCGCCGTTCCGCCGTCGATGGTTTTAATATCCTCAACGCTGATTTCACCGGAACCAACGGGAGTTAATGCACCTTCGTCAGAAACAATGTAAGGCACCCAGTCAGAGCCGTTATGCACAGAAATAATATTTCCATCGCAGCCATAGGCATCTACCCATGCCTGCGCCTCGCTAATGGTCGCAAACTGCTTGCGCTCAGAGATGCGCTTCATATTACCGGCAGCGTCATAGAAGAACAACTCTGACTCCTCTGCGTCGCTTGTGATAATCAAACTATCCTTTGGTATCACACCAGACGCAATCGCGCTTGTAATCTTTGACTTCTTGCCGTATGCAACCCTCACACCCATCTCATCTCACCTCCCATTAGCCAAAATAAATGACCGCTTCAGTATCTGCTGTCGGGTCGTTATTCTCATCTCCGAAATGAATCGTCTCGTCGTCGTTGACCATCTCGCTCATATCGATGGCATCACCAACACGCTTCCCGTTGGATGACATCTGCAAGACCTTCTTCTCAGAGTCGTAAACAAGGTTATCACCCTTTTTATCCATTTCCACACGGATGGTTTCCACGCCGTTTTCTGTCGTCTCCGTCTGTTTCTGCAAAGCGTAGATGGCAGAGAGCTGATGGTCACAAATGTAGTCATCCATATTTTTGGACTCTTCCACATACAGCAAGCATTCACCACTCTTGGCGATTGTCGGGTTGGATGGAGTCCCGGAAAAAATCTGCAACCAGGTACATACCTCACCGGGGTACTTGCTCAGCCGACAAGATACAGGAAAGACATACTGGTAATAGGCCTCTTTATACTTTTCCCCTGTTCGTTCCAGGCGAACAATGTCAGCCACACCGTCTGCGCGAATGTAGCTCAAATACGGAGTGGCAGCCAACATATCCACCTCGCCGACCTGCAACGGAATCAAATAAACGATTTTCTGATTCAGGTTATCGCCCCGATAAATCGGCTCATTCACTGTCATAACGAGATTCATACTCTCGTCCAGCTTGATATAAATCACTCATATCACCTCCGTTTCTATAGAATGACAAAGTCAACTTCGTCCAGCGTCATGTTGTTAAATTCTGAAAGCTCGTCTGCGTCCATTTCAGCAAGCAGCCTATGACGCTTCAAAATAGGGCTTGCACTCACGCTAATGTCAACCGCCGTTCCATCCGTGGCAATAAACTGCCGGATGGACTCTGTGATATCTGCCAGAATACGCAGGTTGTTCTCTACAAGTTCATGTTTCCGCAAATGCTCACCGGACACTTTTGCGTCAAAAGCCATGCCGCCATACGCCCGGCCAAAAGAGAAATGCAGCTCTGTACCAAGAACAAGAGCCGCGATTTCCATGGCCATACTTGCGGTACTCGTTATGCGGTAGCAGAGATTCACCATCTCCGTTCCAGGCACTACTGGCGCATCCACCTTGATATAGTCGATTGCCTGTGTCCCAGATACAACAGCATCCAGCACAATGCTGTCCTCTGGGGACATCAGCCCCCATTTCAGCGTATCACGAACGCCTCCGTCAAACGCAATGGCCGTATGCCCGTGTCCAAGTGACTTGGCAATGTTTGCAAGAAGCGGAGCCGCATTCAAAATCATGCAGCTCTTCGCTTCAGCAAACATCGTTTCCAAAGCCGGAATATCCTCAACCGCCAGCTCAACAGCACTGGCTTCTGGGTTCATGATGTAGTGTGTCTGAAACACTGCGTTGGCACTGATAGCAGTACCCCAGTTCAGTCTCTCATAGCAAGTCTTAATCATCTTGTCAATGTGCGAGACCAGTTCGGAACCGAACTGCATCGCTACAAACTTTTGCAAGGTATAGCTTTCAATGCAGCTTTCCAAAATGATGCGGTTGGTGGCCGTGAGACCGTCACGATATGGAAGGGAGTAGACGATAAGGTCGCATTCAGTGATGCGCCTTTTCAGATAAATATCAAACTCCTTTACCATATTGCATCAGCTCCTTGTTACGCAGGGTTCTGGGCAGACAGGCTTAAATACCCTTCCTTAATGGTCATAATGGTTGCCGTCTCAACGCTTCTGGGCGTGGACAACACGCCATACATCAAAAGGTTGCCGCCGCCGACGGTATCGGAGTCATAGATAACAAAATGGGTAATTGTACCCCAGCTTGCAGTACTCTCGTTGAAGTTGATTGCCTGTGTGTTGGTCACAACGCCGGACGCAGGTTCACTCAGAGTAGTCAGCTTCACCCTTGCGTAACCAGCAGAGGTAGAGGGTTCATTCACATTCGTGCCATTAACATTGGGCGCAGAAGTGCTCAGACCAATGTAGTAGTTGCTGGGAATCTCGGGACTTGTTTTGGTTCCGAAAAGATTGCCCGCCGCCAGGTTTAAGAAGTAGGTTGTATTCATAACTGGTTATCCTCCTATTTTCTGATTAAGAACAAAGATTATCTTCGCACAAATTCCTTGTTGATATTGTTATGGATGTAGATAACGCCCTGCTGGGGAATATCTACATTGTTGTCAATATCCTTAATCGTGATTTGGTACACAAACTTTCCAAACAAATCAACGGTGTCATCCGGTTGAAGTGATACGAACAGGATGTTGTAAAAAGTCTCTGATTCGTCCATACGCACGGTCATGGTTTTTGAAACCACAGGAGCACCGTTTTTGTTTACGAAGTTGATAATAGAAAAGTTTGCCGTACAGCCCGTTAGTCCAAACGGTTTTGGATTGGTCTTATCACAATACACATGAAACACCAAATCCTCAGAAGAGCCGCCGACAAAGTCAAGCTCCGGCAAACTGTAAACATTGTTAATCATCATTACCCTCCAATGTTCACAGGGAACTCACAAATGAATTTCACCTCGGCATTTCCGGTTATCTTCAACAGATTGTCGCCCTTGACGAGCCGCATGAACTTCATGTTGAAGTATGGGTACAGGTTCAAATCCATGCTGTCTGTGATAACCTGATTCTTGTTGTCCACATATATAGTTAAAGAGTTGCCTCCCGGCAGCTCTTTGAACTGAAATGTTCGGTTGTTATCCGAGAGGTTCTGGATAGAGATGCCGTCTCCTCCATACATGGTTATCTCCATCTTCGGCCTGTAGAAACCATTATAACTGCTTCGGTTGAATAGGCGAACCTGTGACTGCCCGCTGACTGTATATATGTATTCGTCTGGCAAGGTATAAGCAAATGGCGAATCACAGCTGACCTTACATGAGAAAGCCCAGGGTAAGTCGCCGTAGGTTATCAGCTTCAGCTCTGAAATCGTGCATTTGTATCGAAACGGTTCCATATCATCTTGCACAATCACAAGCCATTTTCTTGTGCTGTGTCCGGTGAGCCATGCCGCAATCGCCTCGACTTCAAACCTATCCAGATTTGCGTTTGCGTCAAGTGACTCCATGTTTGCCCCAAAGACCAGCGTGTATTCCAGCGACTGGTTCTGCACCAACCCATAGGTGAGCGCATCGTATCTTCCCGGAATCCTATCCTCGATGATTTCTCCGTTCTTGAAGCTCACATCATCTTGCCCGTTTGAACCGAAGTGGTAAACCATGAGTCCGAACTCGGAGCAGGGAATATCATCAAAAATGAACTCAGTTCCCCAAAACGCCATAGTCCACCTCCTTGTGATTATGTGAAGTCAACAAAGCCCTCTAAGTTAAAAATATCCGCAGGCGAAAGTGTTTGTTCGCCGAGGTCATTCTCATCCAGCTTTACAACATCGATTGCAATATCCACTTCCATATTGCACAGCTCGTCTACTTTTACTTTGAATGCAGCGCAGTCGCTGGGGGTTAAGAAGGTGATATTACCATCCTCATTCAGCGTACCGTGGAACTCATCCAGATACTTGCGCTCTTCCGAGAGTGCAAACTGATATGCGTTGTCAGCCGCCTGAACCAGCTTATATACCGCATACGCCTTTTTAACAGGCAGCTTGAAATTGTTCAGCTTCATCAGAGACTCATAGGCTCTGTTAATCTTTTCCTGTATCATATATATTTTCCTTTCTTACACACTGAGACTCACCGGCCAAGCTTGGCAAGGTATTCTTCGGCATCCTCAATATAAACACCTTTTGCCAAACCCTGTTCAATGATGTCTCTGTCACTTCTCTTCAATCGTTCTTCGAGCAAATCGGGGTCAAAACAACACAACCCCATTTTCCCATCTGTTTCCAGATATTTTTGATAGGAATCGTAAAGATGCTGTGTACTTTCACGAACCTCTTTAATCAAAGCTGCCGCCTTCATCTTTCCCTCCAATTCTTACTTGTTATTACCGTAACCAATACAAATACCCTGGAAGAAATACATCAGCCACTGGTCAATCGTATTGTTCATATATGGGATTGCATCGGTAATGCCATAGTGCCATCCGGTGTATTTACCGGCGCGGCCATAGATGTAGATGCTCCCGTCACTTTTTACTTGAAAACGACCCCCGATACTAATGGAAATACCGGAGAGTGTGCCGCCGCTAATTCGGTTGGCGGAAAGTGTTCCTGTCGTAATCTTATTCGCAGATAAATTCGGAATACGCACAGGGTCAAAAGTTCCAGAAGTAATCTTGGAGCAGCTCAGTTCCGGAATACGCACAGGGTCAAAGGTGCCCGATGTAATCTTGGAACAATTCAGTTCTGGAATTCTGGATGTTGTAAATTGCCCAGAGGTAATCTGACTGGCTGGCAACCCGTTGATTTGGCTTGCGTTTATTTTGCCGACTGTAATACTGTCCGCTCGCAAGTTGGTAACGGTAATATTGTTACAATTCAGCGTGCCAGATTTAATGTTACTTGCATTCAAGTTTGTGACACTGATGACATTACCGTTAATGGTACCCGATGTAATATTGCTTGCATTCAGGTTCTTGATGGTCACATCGGTTGCGTCAATCGTGCCGCCGCTAATTCTGTTGGCAGACATAGTGCCCGCTGTAATCTTACTGGCATTGATACTGATGATGTTTGCGTTAGTGACCTGTAGTGTTCCGTTGGAGATTTCGCAGCCGCCAATAACACCGCTGTTCGCCTCGATATGACCGGAAACATTCACATTGTTTGCAAGCAGATAGCCGTTTTTGTTGGCACGGATATAGTTACTTGCCGTTCCAAGAGAAATGCCGTCCGTTCCGATATAAATACCGGAAGCGGTGCTTGAAAATGAAGGTTTCCCATTGTACATCGCATCACTGATAATAGTCCAACCCTGTGACGGCTGGCCGATGTAACCACTCAACGCAGTAACCTCACCACTAAAAGAACCAGCTGTAGCATAGATGGTGCCTTTCAGTGTCAGGTTCCCGTTGGTGTCTGCATAGAAAAGCTTCTTGCTGTCATCTACAACGCCCTGATTGTTGATAAGCGGATACTTACCAATCATCAGGCCATGCATCGGGTCTAAGAGAATATGCGAGTTGCTCTTCTCGTTGGTAATGCTGAAGTTGCTGTTGTGCAGCACACACCCCTCGGCATCTACCTTAAACACCGATACGCCGCCGTCCTGTTTTGCACTCTCGATAACAAGGTTGCTGCCAGCGAGCAGGGTGCCAACAATGTTGGGGGCGACGATACCCCAGCAATCTCCGAGGTTCTCATCATAGAAGTTACCGATAGCAAGTTCTGCCGTTGACCAGTTGTTGCTGGTCATCAGAATGCTGTTGTTGTTCAGCCACACCTGCTTCGGCTCGTACTCTGTGTGTGCCTCATCGCTCCACTTGCGCAGTCGAATACCGGAATCGCCCCAGGAAATAGCCTGCTCCTTAGAAGACATGATGGCGTTCTTGGATACATCCAGTGCCGTCTTCATAAAGTCTTTGACCTTTGTAGAGGCGCCGCTGTCCATGAACGCAGAATAGGTGTATTTGTTCAGGTCTACGCTCTTGCCCATTGAGACGCTTTGCTCCAACAAATCAGCCAACAAAAAGGAACTATCACCAGAAGTATAGGTGTCGCTGAACTCCAGCGTCAGGTCGTTAGGGGAATCAAAGTTTACCTTCACACCTACGCAGATAGGCGCCAGCGTTTCATCTTCGCTGATACCGACATAGAGCTTTTCACCGTGGCGCAGCTTATTCTTAAACTTCACGAAATCATCAAGACATAAGAAGTTTGCTCCCGTCACGCCGAATGTGTAGGATGGCTGCGATATTTTGGTCAGAATTTCGTTGCCATATTCAAACAAATCCCATGCGACAGCACGCTTTTCATACTCGCTGGTGTTCAGCGTGAAGTATAGATACCCCTCACTGACCGTAATATCCAGCTTTGAGCCGACCAACAGGTCTGGAATTTCGGCATCCGCTTTCACATCATGCGTAACGGAAGACACAGTCCCTGTCAAAGAGATACACCCCTTCGGGAAAGACCGGTCGCCAGTTGTACCTGCACCGAGATACGCCGTCATCACAAAACTGTTGTTTGGCGCTTTTTCAAATGCCGCACTGATAACCTCTGCGTCAATAAAGTCGGTCTTGATTCTGCCGCCCTTGACATCATAGATTTCCTTATTGCGTGTATTGGTTACATAAGTAATGTTGGCGTTGCTAACACCAATCAACTTGTCGGCAATATGGTTGCCTGTGTCCTCGTCGGTATAGGAACCAGTTGTTTGTGCGACAAAGCTGCTCTCTGATACGGCATCATCCTTCAAGTATCGGTCAAGCTGCAAATACTCTTCCTGCGTGAAGTATGATTTGAAATTAGCTGCCTTATTTATCGTAACCAGTTCACTGTATATGGATGCGGCCTGCGCTTCGATACTTTTGATTTCCTCGTTCTTGGCGTTAATTTCAGCTTGCTTTGCGGCAATTCTGGTGTTTACATCATCCAATTTGCTTTGCGGAACAAGGTCGCGTGCAATACCCTGGATGATGATTGCCTGTTCGTTTTCCAAAATCGTCCGTTCGCTTTCCAACTCAACCAACGCCGTCTGTTCCGTGGTTTTACGCATAATTTGCAGAACATATTCCACAGACAGATTGTAGTAAGGGAGCTGATAGTTTGCGTAGCTTTCTTTCCACGCATAGTATTTATCAATCAATGCCTGATTAAAGTTGTCGGCATTCATGAAGTAATCCAGATTGATAATTTGATTGGTTCCGCTGGGGTTTACATCACGAATGTTTACGCCGTCGGCACCGTTGACATCCAACCGGGTGACAATGCTCTCCGTATTCTCTTCGACCGTAATCTCTTTTGCAAGATTGGCGTTAGAGATGTAAATTGGATTGGTCGGAACTGCAGAAGAAGCATCCTTAACATTGATTCTGCGATGATAGGTATCAAAGTCAAAAATGCAGTTATATGAAGTCTGTATCGTACCCTTGATAAAGTTATAAAGGTTTTCGTCAGAAACTTCAAAGGTACGATATTTTCCAACAAGATTGTTGTCAATACTCCCGACACTCCACGATGGCATCAGCTCAAGGATAATACCGAGTAGAGTACTGTCCGGCGTAACAGGGTTCCAAAAATTATAGGTGGCGTTTGCCAGTGAAAGCTTTTTGAAAGTAAATTCGTACTCAAGGGAATACCCCTTGCACGCCTTTATCTTCTTCACGCCATCGCCGGTCTCTTTGGGATTCACAAGGATAAACTGGCCGATATTCTGCAGTTCAACAATGCGCATACCAATGACCGCATCATAGTACGGGGTTGGTTCGCCATCCACCTGTGCCGGAAGGTTAAACTCAATCACAGAGGCTTCATCATATTTAATATCAGCAGTGATATTCATGGCATAGCCCAGCACGCCAATCGGTACATCGGTCGTATTTTTAAGAATCAACATTGGCGGTTCCCGCAGGTCTATCTTTGAGAAATCAACTACCATACTTTGAGAAAACCTCCTTTCTGAAATAGGGGAGATACAGTTGCCCGTATCTCCCCGTTGGGTTACTTATGGTTTCAGCCTTGAGCCTCGCGTACTGTTGATGCCGCGCCGCTCAAATGCGCTGTAAAGTTTGTCAATTGCCACATCGGCAATCCGTTCGCCATAGGCTTTTGCGTCCGTGTCGGCCATTTCACCACTATGGGTAATGTTGACCTCGAAGTGCGGTTCAAACACGAGACTCTGTGCGGCACTGCCGATAATGTCTTGCGTCAATCCACTCATGGTGTCTCTGATGCCTGATGACGGAGCCGAGATTGTCGGTAGCGCACCGATAACCACGCCAAGGCGCTTTGACAGTTCCGCTTGGAAATCGATGATACGATACAGGCTCTTCTGCTTGGCCTCATTCAATACGACTTCGCCCTTTTGCAAAATAGCAAGAGCTTCATCCTTGCTGAGGTTTGCTTCATCAACAACGCCGCCATCATGGTATTTGGGGACATTGCTTACCACGGTGCCAACGCCGCTTACGCCGCTCACTGCATCGCTGTATTGTCTTACAGCTTCCGCAGCCCGTATCCATGCAGAAGAAATCTCCGCATCGATAGATGCGCCAACAGATACGCTCTGCCCAAGAAGTGTCTGGTAAAATGCCGTCCAGAGTTCTTCGGAAGAATTGACGGTACTTCTGAGCAGCTCTAATTCCGCTTCTTTATCAGACTCGTAGTCTTCGCCCATCTTGTCCAAGGCATTGGTCTGAGCCTCGACAGAGTGGTCTCTCTGTGTGTCTGCAAGGTCTTTCTGCTTTTCTTCCAGCTCCTGCATTAGCGTATTCCGCTCTGCCTGTGCGCTTCTGCTGTCATCCAGAGCAAGCTGGTCGATTCTGGCTTGCAGGTCTGCTATCTCCTTGACCTTATCGGCAATATCAGCTTCATAGTCGAACTCGTCCTTGGCGGACTCAATCATCTCTTTTCTTAGGTTTATAATCTTTTGATAAGCATCTATCTGCTTCTTATAGACTTCCTCGATGTAATCGATGATATTGTTCTTCGTCTCTTGAACCTGATAACCCAAATCCTCAATGGAGCTTGCGGCATCGATGTTGTCATCGTTAAGCTTCTCCGTTACATCTATCAGGCCTTCCGTTTCCTTACGCAAGGCATTGGTCGCTTCCTGCAGCGTGTCATACTTGCCAGCAGATGACGCCGTAAGCTCATTCAGATGTTCAAGGTTCTTAATATACAGCTCATTTGTTTCGCTGTTATACTCGACCTCAAACCCAAGCGCCCGAAGAGCACCGACATTGGATGCGATGGTGCTCTTTTTCAGCTCCATCAAATCCTTTTCAGCGGCCATCTCTTCTTTATAGGCATCAATCAAATCGCTTGATAGCTTAATTTTCTCAGCTGGGTCTTCCGCATACTTCAGCTTTTTCGCCAGAGAGTTTGCCCGTTCTTGTGCGGCCTGCAGCCGCTTCTCAGCTTCATAATAAGCATCGATATCAGCGATATATTCTTCGACTGTTTTAATCTTGTCTTTTGTATCGCTGTCGCCATCTGAGCTGCCTCCGCTGCTGCTATCGCTTCTACTGCCATAAGAACTACCGGCAGAACCATAGATACTCGTCAGGTCAAGCCCACGCAGCGCCTCAAGGTTCTTGTAGGCGTTGACTGTCCGCTGTTTGAAATCTTCCAGCGCGGCGATACGCTGGGCGGACGCCTGCTCCTGTTGTGAAATCCAATTGTCAAGCGTTTCTGTTCCGACATAGGCTGCTGCACCATCAAAAGTTACGATAACATCCCCAGCATCAATCGAGGTGTTACCTGCGGCGCCAGATACTGCGGACTGGAAGTAGTGAGAAATACCCTGCCAGTTACCAGTCGTAGCATCTTTAACAGCTTGACTCAGTGCGCCCCAAACGCTGGAAGCAATGTTGCGAATCTTGGCAAACAGACTATTGCCGTAGCTGTTGGTTGCCTCAAGCGACTTGGAGAATCCTTGTGTATGTGCGCTTTTAATGGTATTCGCATATGGTTTCCAAATGTTCTCCGTTGCCTGCTGACCATACTCGTTCTCTTTGCCAAGTTTATTATTCAGAGCCTCTTCGTTTACGGTCAGCATACCGTTTTCCATCGCAACATAATTCCGGCCTTGCAGGTCGTTGAGCTCGTTCATTTTAGCGATAAGAGCCTCTTCCTGCTGAACCTGGCCGTTCACAGTCATGTTCTTGATATCGGCAATGATGTTCGCCTTTTCCGTTTCCATCGCAAGCTGGTCGTTGATAACCTGCTCGGTCGCTTTCAACTCTGCGATTTTCGTGTCAAGCTGCGCATCATATTCAGCTTCATTCATCTCAAGAACGCTGTTTAGCAACTGTCGCTGACCATCGATAGACCCATCAACAAACAGGTCTGCCTGTTCCAAAAGCTTCGGATACTGCAAGGCGAGATTGGCGAGCTGCTGCTTTGTCATGGCAGTGCCAGAGTTCAGTCTGTCCATTGCAGAGATGATGCTGTCAAGGCCATCCTTCGCACTATCCAGGCCGGATATCATATCGGAGAAATCGAGGGTGTTCACCATATCGGCGTTGGCATATTTCAGCCATTCGATTTTCTCCTGCAGTTCCTCAAAGGTCATGGAGCCTTCTTCGGAGATAATGTTATAAGCGATTTCCAGCTCCTGCGCGGACATTTCGCCTAAAAGCGCATCGTACTTGCCGCCAACGCCGCCGATAGCTTCTTTAACAGCAGCAAGCTGTCGCTCAACCGTGTCGGTTTCTAATGAGAGTTTAAGGTATTTGATGGTATCATCGTCAAACCCGGCTGCTTCAAGGTCGCTGATAATCGCATTGACAGTTTCTTGGAATTCATCAACATTGATGTCACCGGCATCGAACAGCCCCTTCAGGTCGAACAGGCCAGTCATTGCATTTTGTACTTCCGGCGATAGCTTGTCGATGAAGTCATTTATCTGAACCTTAATATCGGTAATGGCATCTTCATCGGGAACAATCTTTCCCCAGAAGTTTTTCTTCGTAACATCATCAACGCCAAAACGGTCAATAAAGTTGGAAACAATGTTTTGTGCTTCTGTACTTAAATCATCATAAGCAGCGTTGTTCTGCGCAACAAGCTTCAGCTGGTCAGCAACATCCTGATTGGCCTTTTCAAGCCCATCTCGTGCCTCACCATAACGGACAGCAGCGTTCTTTGTCTTTTCGACAGCAGCCTCAAAATCAGAGAGAGACTCGAAGCCAACTTCCGTATAGTCAATAGAGGCCGCAATCTTTCCAATATTGTGAGATACCTGGTCTGCATAGTCGTCCCAGAAATCGCCCCATTGGTAATAGCCGTACTCGTTGGTGTATTTTTCCAGCTCCTTGCCAATATCGGTTACTCCAAGAGCCTTCATAATCTGCTCGGACAAATATCGGCTCTTATTGTCTCCAGAGTTTCCTGCAAATTCGGGCGTCACATCTCTATCATTGACACGGAACATACCCCACATATTGTTTGACAAATCCGTATCAGTGGTTAGAATATCGCTGTTTTTCAGCTTATCATAAGATGCTGCATATCCTTTAATAACCTCAGAAAGTTTTTCTGTGGTTGTCATCTGACGAAGCTCGCTCTTATACTGCTGCTCCTGCAGCTCGATAGCTCGCTCAATCAGCTCATTCTTGTCTGCAAGATAACCGTTTTCAATGCTATAGCCTTCTGACAGTGCGGGAGAGATGTCCACAATCGTCTGAACGATTTGCTTATATCGGTCATACTCATCTGCTGTCAGTGAAATATTCTCACCATAGCGAGAGACACCGTGTGAAAGCGTCTCAAACTCTTCCTTCAACGACTGCAATTTATCGATGTTATCGGAGTTTGTTTGCCGGAACTCATTAAACGCATTGGTCAGCTCGTTTGCTTTTTCAATCGCTTCATCGCTGGCGTTAATCAAATGCGTAATGCCCGTGATGATTCCCTGAATCACCAATCCGATTCCCAACGAAATAAGCATATTGATGGCCGTATTGAGCGCCGTTACACCAATCGCGGCTGCCTTTGAGCTTGCACCAAACGCTTTGGTCTCTATGCCAGCCTGTTTGCAGTATGCTTTGTAGCCGGACATGGAGGCTTTGCCGCCCTTCAGAGACTTTAGATAGCCAGACAGAGCGTCGTCAGTACCATCAAGATATTTAATGAATATCTGCTGCGTCTGTATAGATGAGCCGAGAACCTTGTTATACTCGGCTATGTTTTTGCTTGCCGCAGACCAATCCGTAATGCCTCCGGAAAGCCCTACTTTACCGTCAACAACATCAAAGATTCCAAGGTTCTTTCCTTTGGCACCGCTATATGCGGTTACAGCGGCAGTGATTGTGGAAATCAAAGCAGGGAACGAACCCAGTTTATCAATGATTGCGGTCAGTGTTTCAAGAATCGCCGTCCCGCCATCTACAACACCCTTAACAAGCCCGGAGTTTACAAACGATGCAGAGAGTTTTTCAAATGCGGCCTGGAACTGCGCAACCTTACCATTGATAGAGTCGAGATACTTCTCATTTTCATTCAGTGCAGAACCCGCTGAATTCATCGCCACTTCAAGAACAGCCTCCGCATCTGCGAAGTTGTTCAGCAGTGATGCTACCACATTGCTGTTTCTTTTACCGCCAATCATCTCCATGATGTTGGCTTTGGTAATATCCGTAAGGTCTCCCCAAACTTTGGAAAGTTCCTTCAAAATCTGATAAGTGCTCTTGAAGGTGTTTTCGTCCAGCTGAATATCAACCCGTCCGCTGGTTAGCGCAAGAATTTCCTTTCTCAGCTTGGAGACACTTTCTGCCATACCTTCTGTGCTTTCACCAGCTTCTTCCGCTTCGGTCTTTGCCGCACGAAGATACATGGAAACGGTCTTCATAGTTGTACCGACCTTCTCAGGGTCTTGCACAACATTGTTTGCCGCCGTTACCAAGGCAATGCTCTCGTCTAAGCTGTTACCGGCAGCTGCAAGAGCGGACGCTGAACGCACTAATGCGTCGCCCACGCCCTTAGAAGAAATGGCAAATCGGTTGCCGACCTCATTGAATCTGTCAACAATGGTCATTACATTGGCAGCCTCAATGCCGAATGCTTTCATGGTAGAGATGACGCTCTCTGACGCCTCGGAAATATCATTGATGCCATCGCCAACATTTTTGTAGACCAGCGCAGCATCTGCTAACTCTGCCGCTTCGCTAATGGAGTAGCCCAGTCTCGCAAAGTCTGCTGTTGCCGTAATCGTATCAGTCAGCGTTGCCCCAAGGCTCTTGGCACGCACAGCCGCTTCATTGAAGAATCGAGTATAGGTCGCTCTGGTTTCATCGGTAACTTTCTTCAATTCGGTCATGGCCGCATCCAGCGCCCGTACATTGGTCACCATCTGCTTGAAGTTGTTGACCATGACCATCAGGCTTCTCGTCACCAGCATCCATCCGCCGAACTTCTTATAAGCGGATGAGATGATTCCTACAAGAGTATTGCCCTTCTTGCCGGACTCCGTAATGGAAGTATCCAGTGCGGCAAAATCAGACAGCAGCTTTCGCAAGTCTGTCTTGCTCATGCTCGTCATACCATCGGCGGCATTCTTACTGTCGTTCCATACACCGAGCAGCTGCTCTCGCATTAGCTTGAGCTGTTCCAGCTCCGTACCGTCAATGCGAGGATTCTTATCAATGTAAGTGCTGACTTTCTTATAAGCACTGATGACCTCGTTGATGGTCGCCATCTTCTCTTTGTTGGCGGCCTCTGCGCTCCTTGCCGCAGCAGCTTCTGCCGCAGCAGCTTCTTCCGCAGCCTGACGCTCAGCGTAAATCCGGTTGATGTTCTCCAGAATGGCTGCGCCTTCTGCTTCAAGACTCAGTCTGTACTCATCGCTTGTAGCCTCTTTGGACGCACGAACCGTCTCCACGCTCATCGCCCACAGGCGATACTGCTCCACCAACGATGCCACACGCTGGCTCTCGCTTTCAGACACACCGCTGTCAACCAGACCGTTCAAGCTTCTCTGTATAACAGTCTTCTGATGCCCAAGCGCCTCCATCTGTACCTTGAACGCTGCAACCTTGCGTGCGGCTTCGTCTGCTGCGTCGCCTGCGTCCTTCAGTTTTGACTTGACTTCGCCGATGTTTTCGGCGGTAAGGGTGACACTTGTCCCCTTATCAAGGTTGATTGTGTTAATGACGGCGCTTAACTGTTTCCTGAAATCAGTAATGGCACCGGCACCGATTTTAATCTTCGACAAATTGACATAGAATTTGCCGCTGTTGCTAATGGCATCCAGTTCCTTACGCAGCTGCTCGCCAAATGTTTTGGTGTCAACTGTCACGGTAGCCTTGATGTTCTTCATGATTTCAGCAAGCTCTTTGCGAATCAGAGCTTCACTGTCACCGTCTGCACCACCGCGAGCGACGCCGATTAGTAACCGTACATCTGCATCCATTGCCATCGTCATCACCGTCCTTTACGAAGAAAAGGCTTGGCACAAAGCCAAGCCTTTCAAAATTTATTGTTCATATATCTCTGCGGCAACCGCAGTTACATTGTAGTCAGAACCATAGTTCCCGTTGAAATCACTGATTGCCTGCTGGATAAACTTGAGCGCCTCACGCTCTTTTTTGCTGCGCACCCATGCAAAGTCTTCGTTGTGCAGCGAACGGCCAATCGCCTCTCCAGATGGTGAGTGACCATCCCACCAACCATATACATAGTTGGATGCGTGGTATCCGTTATTAAACAAAGCCACAATGTTGTCGATTCCGCCATAACTCGTAGCGTCGTTCTCAAGAGAATCACGATGTAGGTCGCCGCCAAAATATAAAGGAACCTCGAAGCCGTCTCCAATACGAATGATGCTTCCACTGTCCATCTCGTCAATGTGCTTCATCACAGATTCAGGCAGGTCATAGCTTTTAGCCGTCATCTGAAGAACCTGTATAAACTTTGCGGCAGCTTCCCAGCCACGCTTTTCAGGAACGATAGAATCTCCGGCGGCAGTTTTTTCTACGCCGTCTCTGGTGTATTCCGCCATCTTTTCCTGTAAGCGGGCTTGCCCCTGCGGAGACCTAATCCATGCGTTTAGCTTGCTTGACAAGCTCATTCTTTATAATCCTCTCTTTGTTCAAGAAAGGCCTGTACAAGCTTCTGCTCATCTACGCCGCCCTTATCAATAGCGCCAATCAGCTTCGCAACATCGCTGCCGTTTACCCCGGCAAACATCTCTGAAGTCTTTTTGGAAACATCCTCAAAGGATGCCGCAAGCTGCTGAATCTGCTTCTCAATCGCCATGATATTGGTGTTGCAGATGTAGTCGATTTTCTCATCAATCGCCCGAAGGATTTCATCAAACTGGGCGGAACTGATATGCTTGCTCACCATTGCCACAGCGTCCGTGTTGTAAATAAGCGTGTATCGATGCTCCAGATTCTCAGGGAGCGTGAAGTTTGCATATCGAGTCAAGAGGTTACTTTTAATCAGCAGGTCTTTGACCTCCGGCATATACCCCTCATCATGAAAACAACTGGACACAACATTGTCCACAAATGCCAGCATCTGTGCAATCGAAATCGTATGCTTGATAACGACCTCGTTACCAAACCAGTGTTCTGTAGTATTCGGAACAGCCTGCTCCTTCAACACCTTATCAAAAGATGCAATCGAAATCTTCTTCTCTTTATCAGCCATTGTCTGCGTCCTCCTTTTTGTTCTTATTGCGCTTTTGTTCTTTGCGCAAAGTCTGTACGGTCTCATAGTCCAGCCAGCCGCCCCATTTTTTTACATAGGTAATCCATCGATAGCGCACATCTGGATAATTGTGCCAGAACATTTTTCGTTTGATTTTAGCAACGCTGTCCGGACAGCCCTTGGTATCAATCACCTCTGTATGTCCGTCGGCATACTCTATGTAGAAATCTGCCACATAGGTAATCGGTAACACCGTCTTTCCATCGTGTGTGAACTTTGGTTGCAGTTCATATTTTTTCTGTAGTTCAAAATGAACCACATCACCGCTTTCCACTCTGGGACAAAGCACATCACGAAAATATTTCATCTCAAGCTGACTGTCGAACACAATTCCTGCGAATGTTCGTTTGTCTTTGTCTTTGTCAACATTGAATTTTGTTCTCGCCATATCTCTCCTAATAGAAAAAGGGAGGGCGGATTACTCCACCCTCCCGGTTACTTATTCCTCTTCCACAGGTTTCTCGCCGATAGGCTCAGCATTAACAACCACCTGTTCAATGACAGGCTCTGCGCACTTCTTGCGCTTGGTCTTCTTCTGCGGATTAACAATCCCACGAGATTCGTTAATCTTTTGCAGATAGATTGCACCGCACTCAGGCGAACAAGCTACTTCCTGCCAGCGAAATACACCTGCGGCTCGATTGGCACTACGGCAGGCTTCATATTCCTTACCGCATACCCGGCATTTCTTGACCGCAGAAGCCATCTGTGTCACCAACTTTCTTAGGCAACATCCTCAGCGTTTGCACCGAAGATGGTATAAGTCCACAGGGCGCCGCTGGTGCCGCAGGCGCCAGACAGAGATTCTGCCTCAAAAGCATGAACAGTCTGGTTATCGCCCATCTCGAAGCTGAACTCGCCGTTGAAGTCAGCCTTGGGGATATAGAACTGAATACGGAACACATTGGCGCACTTATCCTCGGCGAAAGCGTCAATGTACAGAGCACACTTGCCAGAGTAGTGGTCGCTCAGGTTCTCCAGAACATCAGCCTGAATCTGACGCATATAGAACACGACAATTTCAGTGCCATCGGCAATCTCGCCCTCGTTGAAGGCAAGCGCCTTGCTGGTGGGATTGTAGGTGAACACGCCCTCGGCAACTTCGGCGCCCTGAGTCAGCGTCTTGCCAAGAGTGCCGTTGGCGTTCTTGACATAAACAGACTCAATCTCGTTGCCGGTCGTACCGACGGCCTTGTACTGTGTGGCAGCCGCATTACCGGTAACGGTAAGATAATCCGTCCACTTCACAGTGGTCTTCTTATTCTCGAACTCGCTGCCAACCTGCAGTTCGAGCAGACCACCGGACACAAGACCATTGGTGCCGCTGACGGTAACAGCCTTGTTCTTCTTCAGAGAGTTCAGCTTGCGACCCTGCTTACCGGTAATATCGGTCTTCTCCTGAGTCTGTGCAATGGTCGCATTCTGCAGCTCATCCAGAGTGAACTTGTAGGCGCCTGTCACGATATCAAAAGCATTGATGGTCTCAAGGCTGGTGATAGTGATATCATTGATATTCATATAGACATTCCTCCTATTTATGGGTTAGCCAATTCCAATCGTCTTGGCTTAGGTCTTTTGCGCTGACTGTGCCAGCATAGATGCCGTGCATCTTGTTGTCATAGTCGATTTTCTTGATAATCTGTCGCACGCTTTCGTTGAACTGATAGATTGAAAGTTCTCGTGTCCCCTCAAATCCATAGTGGTACTGTTCTGTATTGACGAGCGCAACAATCAACTCCTCAAGTTGAGAAGCGTTTTCTCGGTTGCGCTGTCTGCGCATTTTTTTGCGTGCGCGTTCAATCATGTATTCTTTGGCTTCACCGTTAGCTGGTTTGCGATTATCCTTCTCAAGATGGTGAATTTTCCTGAGCGCACCGGCAATCTGTGCGTGAATGGCTCGGTCGATAACTACCCCTGAACTTTCATCGACCAACACGATGTTCCCGTTCTGCTCGTTTACGGCAGCTTGGAATCGTTTCAAATCAAGGTCTGCAAAAACAAGAGAGGTATCTTGTTCTTTCAGGGTGCCGACCAAAAGAAGGAAAAGGTCATATTCATCAATGGTGGTAAAGTCGATTCCGATATCATCAAGCTGAACCATCATATCAATCGGCATAGCCGTCAGCATCGCCACAATGCTGTAGTACCCATCTTCACATTCCAGGATTTCTCCAACCGTTGGAATCTTGATGTGAATAGCATCATTGATGTCGTACTCACGCCGATAAAGCATATTTCTTGTGCGCATTTATCCGGTCTTCCTGTTGGATGGAACGGGCTTGCCCGTGGGCGATACCCGGTTGAAATCCTTTGCCTGGAATGTCATGACCTTTCCCTGATAATCCGTCACCGGAGCGAACCTTTTTACTGCGTATAAATCCATCTCACCAAGCCCGTAGTACCTGCTTCCGTTTACCGCTTTGGCAATTTCAGAACACAGCCTGTCCACTCTGACGCCACCCTTTGGCAGCTTCATCTTGCTTTTATGGGTAAAGACCCAAACATACAGAACGGGAATTAAAAAGGTTTTATTCAGCGACTTTTGTACATCCACATCACAGCAGATAAAGGTCTGACCATGCTCAATGGTGTCCGGTACATATTCAAAGGGAAATACCTGTGAATATACAAACCTCTCCGGTTGGTCGCTGTCCTTGTAGTTGTCGTCCAAAAGGCGAATGATTTCTGCATTTGTCAGCAGGTCATCCATCAGTTGGTTCTTATAGTCATAGAACTCTTCAAGCTGCATCAGAACCACACCTTCTTTCCGCCGGGAGTGTCACCGCCCGGTGTTTCTTCGCCATCTTTGCCGAGCTCATCAGGCGTACCTTCCTGCCCTTCTCTCGGGAAGTACTTGTAATAGTTGGCAATGTGCAGTTCAAAGTTATCGGTGTCCTCGGTATTACATTCTGTCAGAACATAATTCAGAACGCCGGTTCCATTGAAGCTTCCGCCAAGCTTAAACGGCTTTGTCAGACGATAGGCGAGAACATTATGAGAGTCATAGTCATCAATCAAGAATCTGCTTTCGCGGTTCAACTGAATGGAGTACTCATCCTTTGCAATCGTCATGGACACTCTGGAGTCACCACGAACGACAATATATTCGTTGTCGCCGTATTCACCGGTCAGGTATTTTGTTCCGTCTGTGATGATACACCATCGCTCAACAATCGTTCCATCAGCCGCTACCCAACGCAACAGATAATTACACCGCTGCATAGTGCCTTTGGCGTACAGTTCGCTGTTGGCATCCTTTTCTGTGATAAGCCAATAATTGTCCATCCAATGTACAAGGCCGCCGTGCGGCAAATCTTCTCCCGGCATTGTACACAGTGTTTTCATATTCAGATTGTCCGAATTGATAACTGCTAACTCGCGTGGCTGCCCATCTATAGTCAGCTTGTGGTAGGACAGACTTGAAGGAAGCTTTGTGTTCAAAAATGCACACTCTCTACGCTTTACGGCGTCCCTTTTATTTGTGCCGTTTGCCGCCATTCTGGCCTGATAAGTACTCCAGGGATTCATTATGACACCTCCTGCTGTACGGCATACCTCGCTTTCAGCTTGTTGCAAATCGAAATGGCGCGAAACACCTCTCGCTTTACAACGCTTACTTCGCATTCGGGCGTATCAATCAGGTATTGCAAAATTGCAATCAATGACAGAAGAAGCGGGTCGTCGTGAATTGCTTCGATAAGCTCCTTACACCCAAGCAGTTCCGCCTGGAGACTTCTCATATAAACTTCCAATGAACTTTCTCCGCTTTCCTTAATAGGAAGAATCTTGAAGAAAAGATTTACGAGGGCGCGGAAATAGTTATTCAGCATCGTGGCGTCCATCGGCACGCCCACCGTGGTCTGAATCATCATATATGCAAGTCCGTCAAATCCCCGTGGTTGTACGAATACTCCCTCATCATATTCGTAAAATCCTTTTGAGCTGCTTTGTATGCGTTTCCAATCCGCATCAGCAGTTCGGCGGGGGAATAGGTGGTAAAGTCTCTTGTGTTCAGGACGCTCTCAAGACTTTCCTGCCTGTATGTAAAAGGTTTCATCCACTGTACCAGCATACCCTCGGAAATAATATCTGCCAGCTCATCCAAATCTCCGTCGGCAATATCGATATCAAACTCACGGATAACATCATCGCCGGTAGTCGAGAGGTCGTACTTGCAGATTTTTCTGAAAGCTGCAATGGCTCGCTTCATGTAACCGTCAATCAAAGAGTTACGCTCAAATACACGCATATTGACGAAATCAAATTCTGATACTTTAGAGAGGAACGCACCTGTGAACACATCATAAGAAACACTCATTCACCGTCACGCTCCTTTATCGTTCCACCAGCTCAACACCAAGACATTTCTCCAATGTGTTAATCACCCGGTTTGAATCGATTTCCTCCTCTGCGATAAGCTGCTTGGCGCGATACGCCACAGACTTCCGCTGTCCCTCCGAGAGCTTGGAAATAATATCCTCAATCTCGCCAACGGGTTTCTTGAACAACTGGTCGAAATCCTGAATGTTCAAAGAGTTCTTGTAATACTGTCTCATACCGAGATAGTCGATAACCCAGTCCTCATCAAACATGAACCAGTTGTTGATGAAATATTTCTTGTTGGAGTTCCTTGCGTTTTTCAATTCGCTCAGCTCCATATCCTGCTCTGCTCCAAAAGACTCCCAGCTCCAACGCTCGCCGGTGCGCTTGCTCTTATAAACAAGCCGTCCCTGAAAGCCGTTGCGAACAGTGATAATCTGATTGGGGTCAATCTCCTTCGGAACCACAGGCTTTTTTGTGGTTTCGGAGACTTCCGCAGCAGGCCGCTCTGCGGCGGTGCTTGTGCCCTCTGCCGGGCTGCGGCGTGTTCTGGGCTTGCTTACTGTTTCGTTAGACATAACATCTCCCTTTCATACATAATGCGGGGCTCGCAAGGAGCCCCGCTTTTGTCTGTTGTCTATCCGTTAGGCGATTTCGTAACGGCCAATACCGGCGTTGCCGCCAGCAAGGACGATGCCCATGCCGTACTTCTCGCCATACAGGTATTCCTGCGTCAGGTCACCGTTGGCGGTAGGCTCGCCCATGATAACAATGGGGTCACCTTCGTACACGCACTTGATGGGCTTGTCGTCACCGGCGATAATGGTCAGCATATCGTCTGCCAGCACGAAGTCGGTAGAGCCGACCTTATGACGCTGGGGAGCCACAACGACAGGAGTGCCATAGAACTTACCGGCGTAGCCCATGTTGTACAGGTCTTCCTTCGCTTTGTCACCCAGAGGAGTGACATCCAGATTGCGGATTGCCTTCTTGGTGCCGATAATAGTAGCAGCCTTGCCACCGGCAGCAGCCTCAACATGAGCAATCAGGTCGAGCAGTTCGTCCTCATCGTATGCACCAGCGGCGGGGAAGTAGGTCACGCCACCGAAGTCCTGTGCAGATGCATTGCTCCACAGAGCATACACATCGTTGAGCAACTTCTGACGGAAGGACTCAGCTACCTTGTTGATAAAGTGGTTAAAGTCAACACGACCGGAAAGCACACGGTTGAGTTCTTCGTAAATCTTCACAACCTTCAGTGAAGTGGGAATAGACACTTCGCTGAAGCCGCCAAGACGCTGACGACGGATGCCCTGAGTGCCGTCCGCTGCCTCGGATACGATGAACAGGGTGCTGTCCTCCACTTCAAAGATGTTCTTGTCACCCTCAGCGACATTACGGAAATCAACCAGTGCGTTGAAATATTCATCGCCCTGCAGACCCTCAACAACGGTGCGGCTGAGGACTTCCTCAATCAGGGTAAACAGACCACTGCACTTGCCGTCACGAATATTTTTGTAATTCAGAGTTGTGCTGCCGCCATTGGCCTCAATCAGAGCCTTCTGCAAAAGCTCCATAGACTGACCAACGGAATACTGCTCAACATTGCCGTGATAGGCATCGACGGCAATCTTGATGATATCTTTCATTTCAGCCATAGTTGTTCTCCTCCCTTCAAATTAACCGCCAACACTGGGGGTAGATGCCGCAGTGGTTTCAGTTTTGCCAATCTTAATGGCATAGTAGGTGTAACGACCGGCTACCTCGACATCCACGCAGGTGCCGAAACCAGTACCAGCAGCATCAATCTTGCCACCAGTACCAATGCCGACTTTGGCGCCCTTGGTGGGAGCAGTACCGCCCACAAAACCCTCTTTAGTCACGGAGAAAATGTTGCGGCTGCGGGGGATATAACCACGCACTGCTTTACCGGCCTCGTTGATATACTCATCGAGATTCTTCTTGCGCTCATCGTACATAACCTCAACGCCAGCAACGATAGCGCACTCATTCAGGTCATCGCCCGCAGTAGCGGCGACAGCCTTCATCACCTCGCGCTCACCATCTTCATATCCCTGAAGCTTGACGATAACGCCGTTTTCAACCTCGGCGGGCTGACCGTCCGCACCATAAAAGCGCAGAGAAACGAGGTCAGCAGGCTGTTTGGTACCGCTCATCAAATCGGTACGGATAACTGTATAAGCCATAATCGACTCCTCCTTGTTGTTTATTTAATTGTGCTGACTGGGCTTAGAAAAGCCATACTCAGCAAACGCACCGCCATAAGGCTCCCGCGTCGGTTCTGCTCGCTGGATGGGCAGTTTGGGGGTTTTGGGTTCATAAGAGAACTTTGCGGTCACGCCGCTTCTGCCACGGATTGCGTAGCATTTTTCCTCCAAAACATCTGCCGTGTAGTCCATGCAGTGCTCACGCAGATTTTCAAATGCCTCGACGCCGACCAAGTCTTCAAACTGAGCGAAGACTTCATCCCGCTCGCCCTTGGCAATGGCGTTCTCGGTGTCTGTCTTAAACTGGCGCAAAGTGCCAAGCTCGTTCTCCATAGACGAAATCGTGTCGGAGGCGGTCTGGTACTTCTCCGCCCACTGGGTATCGTTTGCGGTGTACTTCTCAGCAACCTTTGCAAACATACCACTGATGGGGTCAGCTTGCCCGCCCTCATCAAACGGGACAAGTGCAAGCTTCATGCGTTTCTTACCGGCAAAATCAATGACCACATGGTCGCCATCCATTGAGTAGGGGAAACCGTAAAGATTCCAGTCCGTGACATCGGTTGCGTACACTTCGGACGCATCCCGGTCATAGTCCCAGAACCAATAGTGAGAATCCATGCCCCAGCAGGTCTCAACCTTTTCTGCCTCCAGAGCGCCAAACAGCTCCTGACGGAACTGGCTTTCCAGGGCAAAGTTTTCAGTACCTTTCTCGGGTTCTGCTGCGGGAGCAGCGGTGGCGGGTTTCAACTCTTCAAACTTAGCCCGAAGCTCTTCCACGGAAAACTCCTCAATGTTGAAGTCAAGCATATCGGCAGTCAGGCCGAATTCTGCCATCAGTGCAACTTTCTGTTCCAATACCTCTTCTCCTCCTTCCGAATAATTTTGTGGGTGTATGCCAACCTCTTGCGAGGGTTGTGCTGTAGTAAACGAATCCTTGAATTCTCGCATCATCATTGCAAGCTGCTGTTTGAAATCATCACATGAGAACATCTCCAACGATGCTGATTCATAGCATGGCTTTGCCGTACCCAAGAGACAAAAGGCGGTAAACTCAAATCGGTCAATAACATATACGCCATCGACCATTCCGCCCTCTTTCACGGTAATCTCCATAGACTCATCCGTGATGCCGTCATCTTTGATTTTGCGGTATGCTTCCTGCCGCTTCCAGATAAGCGCATCCACGCAGAGGTATTCATGCAGGCCGGAGTCATCTTCAATTTCCTCCCACCAATACTTTGCGCTTTCAGGAATCACACCTACCGGCTGCGTGATATTCACAATCCGCATTCCATTATCGTCAGAGACAAGCTCCATATCATGTGACCCGATGGTATCTGATTCCCTGTCGTAGTTACACACAATAGGGCAGTTATAGATACTCGGCATACATCGTTCAAAGGTTTCCTTGCTGATGAAGCTGTTATTGCGGTTTTTCCCGGTGTACGCTACACGGAGAACGCCACTGTCAAAAGACGAATTGCGTTCAACAAGATTGCGTATCCCGGAAGAGAACACAATGCTCATGTTTCTCTCGCCCATATCACAGTTCACCACCTTTGGCTAAAATAAATCCACGCTTTGTGCAAGCGTGGGTCAGAATGTCAGCGTGTCTGACAGTACATATCGAATATCCTCGTCTTCAAATTTCAGATTGCCTGTATTCAAAAACACAAAGATATGTTTCTCGTTATTTTGCCCCAGTATTTCACACCCTTTGGACAGCAACTGGTCACGAGCATTCTCATCAAACACATAAATGAAATTCTCCATATACACACCTCCGATTAGCCCCAGTCGTCAGAGTCTTCTCTGGACTGTTCGCCGGAGTCGGTCAGGTCACCCGTATCCTTCTGCGGAGCGCCCCCCTCATCGGTTGCTGCAGTGCTTGCAGAAGAACTCTGCGTAGAAGAACTCTGCAGCGGCTTAAACCGTTCAGCAAGACCGAGCACATCATTTTCAAGGAAACTCATGCAATCAACTTCACTCTGAGACAACCCCTGCGATGCTGCATACATGGAAATAAAAGGAAGACCATACTGACACGCTTTGAGATACATATCTCCCAGCTCTTTTCTGTTGAAAGGACTGCAATCAAGGAATGTGATTTTGAAATTCTTTCCGTACCCCTGATACTGAATGAAGCGGTTGACCATATCCTCAATGCTTTTTACAATGCCAAAGGTAACCGCTTGGTCTGCCTTAATAGAAAGCAGCAGCGCATTTGCGGATGCTTTATCATTGTTGAACAGGAGCGAAGATACACCAGCCGCTGTAAAGAGATTCTGTTCTGCGTCAGAGATGGTATTCGTATCACCAGTATTGGATTTCTCAAAGCTTATCTTGTTGATAGGCATGGGGGAAAGGACACTGCCGATTTCCTCTGGCAGTACGGAATCCAGATTGCGCCAAAACTCTTTGGCCTTGTCCAAATCCATCTGCCATTCGCCGTCATCATTGATACCAAGCGTCATAACCAGCATGGCATAGTTCTCAAGAGTGGTCTTAGTGAGCTTTAGCTGTTTATAATCTTCGAGGTCATACACCTCCCGCAAAATACCTGCGAACGGAGGAATGGCATAATCCAGAATGTCGTTGTTGCACTTGATAGCGAAGGATGTCGGGGAATCCAGCTCTTGCCACTTTTTCTGCCTATTCTTCTGATAAACCTTATACTTTGTCTGGAACTCTGTCGGATAGAACTCCAGATACTGTGAGTGACCATCAAAATAAGAAAAATCGAATGTCACATTCAGCACATTCCCCTCAATGGTCGAGATAGCGCAGTAATCAGCCGGAAGCTGCTGGATGGTGATACTGTCGCTTGTGACCCACAGCGTCCCATAAAAAGTGTCCTCGCGCAAACACACTGTCAGTATTTTAGGGAACTGCGACCGCACATTCATTGCAGACATGGTATTCAAGACCTTTCTGTAATTGCGGTTGACCGATTTCATATTAACGGCCTTCGGGTCAATATGGTATGGAGATACGACATACGCAAAATCGGAAAGGCCAGTGAAATACTGGATGAGCCTGCGGAAATGAGAACTTGCCCCGTAGATATAAGTAACTGCCTTGCGCAGCTGCTTCTCATATCGGTACGGGTCGGTCAGATATGTAGCAATGTCGTCTTTCTTATATAGAGAAAATGTAGGCGCATTGGTGTTGTTGTTCAAATCCCTTGTAATCAAGTGATTGAGTAGGGCGAACTTTCTGGAGATACCAATCATGCCCTCCATATTGGTAGACTTGCCGTTTTCAGAACTACTCACTCAGGTATCACCACCTTTCTATTTTATTTTGGGCGGCTTAAACATGAAGATATCGCTGGAGTTAAACTCTGCCGCCTTTGTGCGGATAAGCTTACTCTCAAGCTGCGCCGCCACATAGTAGTTATAGCTAAGGCTGGAATAGCGGTCTTTCCGCATACCCGCCCGTTCAAAAATCTTTACCCGCCCACCAGACTCGTCATGCTGTAGTTTGACAAGCTCGTCAACCAACAAGGTCGTGTGGATGTACGGCATTTGTAGTCTGACCTTCTCAGCCGGTGAAAGGCTGGCATATCCCCTGATTTCAGACAGGATATTTTCCGCCTCATACTCTGTAACGAGAAGGCGTATCTTACCGCTTCGGAAGCCCTCACGCAGCAGGACAGCGCATTCGGAGTTCAGCGCAGGATTACCCTTGATTGCCCAAATTACTTTATCTGCTCCCTTTACTGTGCATCTGTCCGCCATCTCCTGATTATTACAACAGGACAGCGCAGGATAAATTTCGCCGCTTTCCGGGTCAACCATATCACGAACCAAAGCATCATACACGCCCAGGCCAAGTCCTGTGCAGTCCAGCACAATATAGTCGCAATCGAACTCGTCGTAAAGCTTGCGGATAACCAGAGCCTGGTCTTCTGTATGAAGTCCCTCTGAGGAGTCACCATAAATGATATTGCTTGTGTACCTTCCGGATTTGGTTGGAAGCATCTGGTTGATGAACACAGCCGTCGCATCGTTGTTATGCTTTTTGCTGGACATCAACGCAATATCCGCAGATAAGATTCGTTTTTCACCAAGCTGCTTGGGTTGAATTTTGATTTTGTTGTTGCCAAGAAGAACTGAGACCCTCTCGGGTAACATGGGATATTTAATACGCCTGTTCTTCGAGATAGAGTTGAACTCAAAGAACGAACCGTCAGTGTCGCCAAACCAAAGGGCGTCCATCTCCATGCTCCACTTCACTTCACTGAAGTCAGACTCTGCCATCTGGTCTGCCACATCCTCTTTGAACAGTAGCCCCTCTTGAATTGCCAGCTGATACGGGAATCCACACACAAAGTCCTTTCGCTTATCGTCCAGCATAAATCGGCAATTATCCTCAGCTTTGGTATAAGACCAATGGTCTTTGAAGTAAGCGGAAGAAAGATACAGCGTTTTATTGCGCTCTGCCAAATGCTTGTAGGCGGGATTGTTCAGGTATCCGGGAAGTCTCGGATTCGTCAGGAACTTTCGGAGAATCGTATCAATAATATCCTTGGAGACCATGCGATACTCATCAATCAGCAGAATATTGGCACGATTACCTCGTGCATTATCGCTGGCAGTAACGACCTTAATAAATGAACCGTTCTTAAAAACAATCTGTGCATTGGTCGCATTTATCTTGGTCTGCTTATCGTCAATCTCATTACACAGCTCCGGTGAACATGGCCGCAATTCTGTTTGTATCTTTTCAAGCACATTGATACTCTGACCCCGTGTACCGGAGGCGATACATATCTTTGTACCTGGGTATAAAATACAGCGGATGCAGCAGAAGATTGCCGACAAAAATGTTTTGCCAAGACCTCGACTCGCAATAAAAACAAATGTCGTAGAGACATTCATCATTACCAGCAGAATTTTTTGGAAAAGATGTAAGTCAAGGTGCAGGTAGTCCTTTGCAAACCGATGGGGGTTCGCTCGGTAGTAGGCGCACCATACGGCGGCGCCACTCATAATGCGCTCTTGTCGCGTCACTCAGTCACGCCTGCCTTGTCCGAACTGAAAATGTCGTTAAACATTGTTTCGTCATCTTCGTCCTCATATTCAGGTCGTTCAATGCGCATCTTGGCAATTTCATCTTCATACAGCTTGCAGTATGTATTCTTGATGCCAAGCATTTTGCAAAGGTGACCCAGGAACCAAACCGTGATGTAGCGGACAATTCCGTCCACATCCTTCAGCTCCGGGTCTGGTTCTGGAATGGGCTTTGTGTTTTCCCACTTCCGAATCCACACGCCGAACGGCGTCCCATCGACCGCCGCATCTGCGCCTTCTTTTTTCTGCGCGGGCTTCAAGTTCATACTGCCAAGCAGCGTATTGAGTGCGTTGACATTCTTGTCAATCGCTTTACCCTGCGCACTGTCACGACTGATTGTCGCTTCCAAAATGCAAATCTGTTTATATAAAGACCGTTCGCTCGGTTCCACAACAGGAACGCCGTTTGTCCAGTCCTGGTAGCGCCGCTCAAGCTCTACATAAAAATCAGATGTAAATCCCGCACCCCAGAAATCGACAATCTTCTGGTCAACTGGTGTCTCTTCGATTTCATCCAATGCTTGGGGGTGCTCTTGGTAGATGGCGCCGGAGCGCTGACAATCCAATGCATTGCCCTCGGCGATAGTATCGTCGAAAGTCTTGTCAATATATCGAATCAGATTGGTCTTCCCAATATAATTACGAATACGAGAATTAACGCCTACGGTGCGCTCCACCATATTGTAAATGTCTTCATTCCAATATAGGTCAAGCTTCATACACATCCGGCGCATAGCCTCTTTGTCATCACCAAGAGAATCTCTATACTGTTCGTACATATCCTCTACACAGTCGTTGCAGACAGGCAGATAGCCGGAGCCACGATACATCAGGCTGTGGCTAACAGGGAAATACCCTTTCTTGCGGCTATACGATGTGCCGCATCTGCAGCAGTAAAACTTCTGAGAAGTTTGGAGTAGCATTGAGTCATCTGTCGTCTTTTCAAGCTTTCTGCGTCTCGGGGCGTCTGCCATTTACATCAGCCCCCTTTTATGATTTCCCTCCCACAGCTTAACGGCCATACGCATTTTGTTGCCAGGGTAAAAGCGGGGAATCCAGTGCGCAGGGACATCGACCTTCTCCCCGGTCTGTGGGTTCGGACAGCTTCGCGCCTTGCGTTCCAAAATATCGAAACAACCGAAGTTGTGAATTGAAATTGTATTGCCCTCTTCGAGATTTTCCAAAATAAGATTGGTAAAATCATCAACAATGCTTGTGGCGGCCTTCTTCGTGTAGCCATGCCTGTCCACAAGCTGCTGGATTAAATCGACCCTTTTAATATCCATCCTTGCCTTCCTTTCCGTTACAGGTCTGACAGTGACTTCTGTGCGTCAGACCGAATATCACCATTCTCGTCAAAGTACTGCGAAATCTGTTCCTCTGCGCTCAGGTCTTTATAAACGCGAACCATGTCAGCAGATTCCCACCCGATGATGTCTTGAATGATATTGTCTGGCAAACCGAGCTTGGAAAGGTGCGTTGTAAAGTAATGCCGCAGACTGTGCCAGTAAAAATCTTCACCTGTCATCCTGCTAAAGGTGTTCGCCCAGCTGTTGAGCGTTGTCTCACTCATTTGTTCACTTGTCGTTCCAGCAGGAAACAGCCACTCACTTTCAATACCAAGTTCCGTCCGTTCACGCATCCATGCATCAAAATATGGTTTGAACTTTTTTGCCAGCGTGTAGCAGTAAATGTATTTGCCCAGGCCGAACCCTTTTGTCTGAATCGGCTCACTGGTCTTGTACAACGCCCCGCCGCATACAAGGTTGTCGTCTTTGAAATCGTCAACCCGGAATCGGCAAAGCTCTGCCTTACGCCGTCCACTGCACATAGCGAGAGCCACGGCACAGGCTTTTTTGTTTTGCCCGGAAGCAAGCAGGTCATCAAGTAGCTTATCCAGCGCCTCATCGCTCCACACCGTTTTCTTTCGCACCTGTTGCATAGCAGGGTTCTCTATCTTTCTTACGGTAGAACGGAACCCCTTAAACTCATCTTCATCATCCAAGATGTTCTCCACATAATTGGAGAGCGAGGAAATCGCAGACTTCAATCGCCGCACACGAGCGGGAGAATTACCGTTCTCATTGATGAGCCAATGCTGATATGCTGCGTAATCACGCTTGGAGATTTTCGGGAAAAACTTGTTCCCGTTGTTCTGTAAATTCCAAACCCAGAAAATATCAAGGTCATTTGCATAGCCCGCAATCGTCTTCGGACTGCGCTGCACAGACTGCAGATAGGCAATAAAATCCTGTTTTAGCCGGATGTTTTCCGAGTTGACCTGACTTAAAAGCTCAGGGCTTGTGATTTCGTTTTGCTTTGTTTTTCTGGGCATACAAGCCACCTCACTTTCTATAGAATTAAAAACTGGTTGCGGGCACCGGAGTTGAACCGATTCCTCAAGGTTTATGAGACCTGCGACTTAACCGCTTGTCCTGCCCGCAATATGGTGGGAGAGGTTGGATTTGAACCAACGCAGCCCGAAGGCGGCAGATTTACAGTCTGCTGTAATTGACCGCTCTACCACTCTCCCAAAGTATGGTGAGGTCGGAGGGAATCGAACCCATCGTTACCGCCGTGAAAGGGCGGTGTCTTAGCCGCTTGACCACGACCCCATGTAAAAACTTATATTCTGCGTCAAAGCAAATGCGGCAGGGTGGAGAGGTTAGACGCAGAAGCCGAAAGCGACGCCACGACTGAAGCTGGCGTTGTTACGGTCGGCGGTGCCGCTGCTGGTGACATAACAGAAATTATTGCTGTAGCCAGAATTAGGAGAACGCTCCCACCAGATGTTAGCGGAGCCACCTTTGTTCTTCACCTTCGAGTTGCCTGCCTTGTAATATGCGTACTGCGTTCCTTCTCCAGAAACGGAGTAGGTGGTGGAAACAAACCAAAATTAGAAGAGGGCTGCCCATTGCGGACAGCCCTCGCGGGTTGTTTATTGAAGTGGGACGCCGTAAGAACAGCGAACTCCCTCTGCATCGCAGATACATACCATCTGCTCAGCTTTCCCATAAATTCGTTTCTGTACGCAGTAATCATCCATTCCGAGAAAGCTTCCAGCCATGATGGTCTTGACGCCTTGCACTTCATCAATCTTGTTATGGTGCAAGTGCCCGGACAGCACAGCGTACAACGGAGTTCTTGCCATTGTCTGCAATGCCTGCACTTTGCTGGTGGAACCATCAAAATCTCCGTGGACGCCACAGTATGTCTTGCCACGGATATTGATAAGATACATGGTGCTGTCGATTTTGACGGAGCTTCCTTCCACTGCACCAATCGTTACATTCTCAAAGTTCTGCAATCGTGCGCCGAGATACCACTCGACCAAGTCGTCTAAACGCTCGCTGAGCAAAGCGTCATCCTTGTTTGGCGTAATGCGGCTGTGATTGCCCGCCACACTGACAAACACCACAGACTTGAAATGCTTGCTCAGTTCGGCAATGAACTCTGCAATCAATTCTGAAACACCCTTGATTTGCTCAATCACATTCTCTTTGTTGGTGACAGCAATAGACTGGTGAATATTGCCGCTGATTGCGTCACCGTTTGACCAGACAATGCAATTCTCACTGCCATGAGTCTCGCCGATAGCAACGACCCTGTCCAGATATCGGCACATCATCTCTCTGCACACATTTGAGTTGTATGTATTCCAATGGTTGTCCACATCCGCACCGTAATGGATGTCGTTGAGACTGACCAACAGGTCATTGTCGGACGACTCGATGTGGCACGGCTCATAGGCAAGGCGAGGTAAGTTTCCGTTCCTGACTGCCTCCACAAGAATCTCGTTAAGTTCCTCCTGTCGGGAACGCTCACGAATTAGTTTGTTGAATGCATTTCTCTGGTCAAAGAACTTCTGTCGTTCCTTGAGCAGCTCAATGCGTCTGGTCTCCAGTGCAGACAGCTGCTCTTCATCGCATACGGCGTCCTCACCGTCACGCTCAATAGCTTCGATGATGGTACGCATCCCGTACATCCTCTTCCGGACTTCACTGGAGTTGAAGCAGTTGCCCTCACCAAACAGACGCTCGCTCAAATCCTCGTACTCATCGTCTATGGTGTGGTCAACCAGCTTTCCCATAACGATGTTGCGCATTTCTTTATAGCTTGCTGTATTGGTGCCTATGGCTTACACTCCCTTTCGTTTGTCACGAGGGCGCTCCTGCCCACGCAGGCTGCGCAACAGTCTCATGGGGGCGCCCTCCTCAACCATATAATAATGATGCCGTTTTGAGTCGCTCTTCATCGTGCGCACAATGTGAACACGGGGGAACTTCTCACGAATGGCCTCTTTTTCTGATAAAGTAATTGCAATCACTGAACTATCATCCTTTGCTTCAAATTTTTATTTTATAGATTTGCTTTTATCATTCATTACAACACCCCATCAAACACGCCCTTTTACCTTGTGGCACAACGGTTTGACGGGGGTACTTTTTGTAAACAGATTCAATTTTTCAAAGCCTGTCTTCGGCGCATTACTGAATTTACAATCTGTCTTGTGTGAAGCTCCACAGCGCAGTTGGGACAATACTTTTGCGGACGGCCTTTGGCGGGCTCCTGCACCTTTACCGTCAGACCACAGTTCTCGCACTCAAAGTATTGTCCGCCATAATGCTTCATGTACTGATAGCCCAGGTTGCGGAAGTCCTGAATATGTATCGCTGTTTTACCGTTCTCCATAAAACACACCTGCACATTCAGGTTGTCAATCTTTTTGGAAAACCGAATAAAACCAGCACTGCGCAGTTCTGCGAACATAAGGCTCTGCCGTTTGATAGATGTATTGATATTCGCCATCTGCATAACTTCCTTATCGGAACTGTTGACCCAATGATTGTTCTTGTCGGATGCGGCGTCCCAGTACTTGGCAACACACAACAGCGTGAATGCTAATCGCCGAAGCTGCTTTCCTTCAAGCGACTCAATCTTTCGCAGTTCGTTCTCGGTGATGTCAACCCCATCCAACCGAATCAATGGGAACTTGGCGACATTCTTTGTCAGCTTATCCAGAATATCCGACCACTGGACAAGCGAAACGGACGGGTCGCACTGCAGCATAAAGGAGTCGAGCAGCCGCCGAATCTCTTTTTTGCTGTATTGGTTCGCATAGTAGTATCTTGAAATGCGGTTAAGCGTCTCCACGGGTTTCTGCCCAAGCTCGTGGTTGTTCAACATTCTCTCCGCCCAGTCATATTCGTTAAGAACAATGCTCATTGAATTCCTCCAGTCTTTTTTGTCTCAGGGTAAAGCGATTCCCACAGAACACGATTTCTCCGGCGGGGTCGATAGTCGGATAAGAAATCAATCCCTCGTGCTTGTTCAGCAGATTGCAGATGATTTCATTTCCGCACATCTCCCATGCAAACCGTTTGGTCGAGCTCTTCCGGTAGCAAATGTCCAATACGATGTCGCACAGGGCAAACCGATTGGAGCAAATCTTGCTGCACTCCTGCTCAAACTCAGTGCGCATTTCCATCATCTTTGAGAAGGTGTCATACTCGTCTACTCTTTCGTAGTTCGCAAACACAGCATAGCTGCGCAGCCGGTGGTTATAATTCTCATACAGCTTCAGAATTGCGTTGTACTGTGAACGGGTATAAGCGGTGCCGCTTTTCATAACGGTGTAGTCAAACTCCGTCTCTGCACTGTGCCGTCCGAGATACCCGTCAAACTCTTGCTCGAAACGGCGGCATATCCGGTTCATCACACAGTCGTGATTACCCACGGGCATCCGGGACTCATAATAGCGGAGGAAATCCTTCTGCCGGTCACTCAGTTCGGTAGGCGGCAGCTCCAGCAATTCATCTACCGTCATCTGGAATTCACGCATGGCATTCTTATTGGTGTTTTTTATGTATGTATTGTACTGCTTCATCAGCGCAGGATAGATAATACGCATGAAATACGGTTTCTTATCCGCTACGATTTTCTGATAAAAGCGGCGCTTGACAGGCTCGTCAATGGTGTTGACGCTGTGGCGGTCGTGCCATTCTCTCGGCATGGGCTTGGCAATAATACCTTTTGCCTTGTCGATAGCATTCTGCTGGAACAATTGCCCGCACTTGATACGATAATCAAGCACTTCGTATTCCTCGCTGCCCTTTTTGAATTGCGCCCGCACATCAAACATGGAGGTAATCCAGTTTGTTGTTTTTCCGATATCGTCGCCGAAGCTGTCGATATTCGCCTGAATGAAGTCTGCCTCGGTGACGATTTTCTTTTTGGCATTATGCTGCACACACATCAGCGCAGGAAGTTCTCTCAGGTTGCGGACGAGAACATCGTTATCGGTCAGCATCACAAGGTCGCCATCTTTGTCCATGCCATTCAGGGCATGGGCAGCAGTGTCCCACGAATTGAAGATAGTGCAGGTCGTCATATATTGATACCAGTAAGCAGCCGCTTCGCTGTGATTCGGATACACCAGCCGAATGTTATTGTGGCAGGTCATTGGTGCTCGATAGCAGGCAAGCTTCTGCGTGCCCTGTCGGCACCAGTACTGGTTATAGATTTCACCGGCTTTCAGCAGTCCCGTCACCGGCATGGCAAAGATGTGCTGGCAGAGAGAATAGGGGTCGCCGGATACGATGGAATAATTTCCGTGTACCTTCAATACACCTACCTTTGCCTCATTGATGCGGTTCTTTATCATCTGGTAGACGCTGCTCTGCACATAGGGGTCGTTGAGAATATGTGGTTCAATCATCAGTGCCTTTATGAAGTCATTTTCCATGCAGCCGACATTCTCTTCGTTCAGCCCTGCGCCTTTGAGAAACAGAACAGTCTTTACCCAATCTGCGTACAGCACATCCTTTATCTCATCCATCGTCGGCTTGATAAGTTGCTCCATATCCGCATCATCCAATTCATAACTCTGGATAAATTGGTAATTCAAGGTTCTTTCACTTTCCAGTTCTCTGGGACAAGTCTTCGCAACTCCGAAGGTATAGCCGTTCCTGAGACAGTTCTGCACATAGTCATCGCAGCTGTCATAGGCGTCCCACAGCTTCAGCATGGATGTTGTCAGTATCAGTTCCACATTCCGCACATCCACATCGTTACCCCATGCGTCCTTGACAATGTAAGTCCCTGCGATATTCTCGGCGAAGTCCAAAAAGTCAAAGGTAAATACCATACCCTTCTCCCATGAGAATCTGGTGTTCACTCCGCTGACAAGATAGTCAAGTTCAAGCTCCTCTGACCAACGCCTTGCCAGAGATGGAAGCATCAGGCCATATCCGTCTGACTCCTTAAGCTGCACCGTCGTTTGCTTACGCTCCTCCATCACAGGTTCGCCGTCGCCCTCATCGTTCAGGTAAATGATATCGGACAGGAACTCCGTCTCACAGTCGCTCACCACCAGAATACCGTGCGGCATAGACACGGGGATGGATGCGCTGCAAGTCAATGCGTTATAAGCTTCCAGCTTGGCAGGCACCATCGCCTTTTCCATATTGCGACCGTTATTGATACGCCTGCGGATTTCATCTGCGTGCCGTTCGCTGACAAAGACAATCGTCTCATTCTTGACGCCGCCGTTCGTACCCAAGAGCCGCTGATACTTGATGCCGTTAATGCTGAATCCACGGCAAGCACGGTGGTAGTCTTTTTCCTTGTCGATGATTACGCACAGATAATCCGGCTTGAACTGGATGGTGTCCAACTGCGCATAAAGCTGCTTGATACGGCGGCGGTTCTGCACACTGTTCTGCTCTTTGCGCAGGCGCCGAATTTCCATCTTGATTTCCTTCGCTCTGACCTCAGCATCGGTAATCCCGTTCAGCTCATCCAGCCAGCGCAATACCTGGCTGTCTGCAAGCGAAATGACCTCATCGTTTCGCCGCGCTTCCGCTATAGGCAGCGTCAGCTTCCACTTGGCCTTTCGCAGTCTGCTGCTATGCAGTTTGAAGATATACTTCTGACATACTAACTGTTTTGCCAGACTTGCTCACCTCACAGTTGTATTATATTTAATTGCTATGATAAGGAAAAAATAAAATCCTTACTCGTAGTCTTCGGCTGTATATTGAAACCATTCTCGGTAAAAGCGCATCCGCTCGCGCTCTATGTATCGTTCCAGCTCCGCTTCGTTTTCAAGCGGGTTCTCAAGAATCTCCTCCTGCTTGAGCCACAGCTCATCGGAATCTTCATATGTATAAGGGTAACTATTCTGCAATCGTCTTTCCTCCGTTCGTTGTGTCTATCCAATTTATGAGCAACTCTCTCATGCGCTTGCTCGGTATGTATAGGTTAATGGGGCGGTCATCACGAATGGCGCTTCTCCATATCCACTGCAGCATCTCTGACAGTGCAAAGGCATCCGCATCAATAGTAATATTCTGGGCATGGAAGAATTTCATGATGTTGGGGTCTGCAAACCGGTTGACCATGTATGCCACATCGGTACGGTCTTTGTACTCATTGGTCGCTCTGGCACTGGTCTGTAAAAAGTTCTTTCGGAACCTTCCTGTTTTGCTGTCCACCAGTTTGTTTACATCGCTCTTGTAGCAAGTCCACAGTCGTGTATCCTGACCACCACCTTGGACACTTTGAAAGAACTTCTTCATGCCGTTTCGCAGCGTGCGAATCTCAGCGTTGTTATACCCCCGTTTGTCGTACCATGACTTGGACAGGGTATAAGTCTTGTCCCCAACAGCATTGAGTTTTGGGCTGTCCACAATATGTATCAGGTCGTGGTAATCCAAGGGCGGCGGTTCGTCCGGCCTGTCAGAGAATCGATAGCCATTGGCGTCGCTCTCCACACCAACTACTCTGTAGTCAAACCCGAAATAATCCAGGTATGCTTTCTGGTACTGTCCATTGAAAAGATAGGTCAACATGAACACTTCGTCAAATGAGCGAAGTAGTTCTGGATTGAGAATGTTCAGCAGCGCATTGTCCAGCCGGAATAGTGAGCGGGTGTTCGCCATCTCCTTGTAATCGCTAAACCGCCCGGTGTACTCCTCATCTTTCCACTGGATGCATCCGTCTTCTAAAACTTCAGCGAGTTGTGTGACAATCAGGTCGAAATCCTTATCAGTGATATTCAACCTCTCTATCACCTGGATGCTCTCATCTACGATAAGAGAATAGTGCTTCTCTCGAATTAGCTTCAGCGCCTCGTCGTCCATCAGATAAAACAGCGAATGCGTTGCGGAGACATTGTGTCCAAGACGAAGGTGCAGCTTCAACTCAGATGACTTGCTCATGTGGTCGCTGTCCGGCTGGTCAAAGTCGCAGCGTTCGCAGATACGCCCGACCTCGTCCAGATATGGGGTGATGTACAAAAACCGCTTGCTGTCCTTGTGTCGGTTCATGTAACGAATAGCTGCCGACGATTTACCTCTGCCCATACGGGCGTCAACAATAGTTATCTGGTTCATTTGGTGGTGTCATCACATCCTTTCTGCGTATTTTTGATTAACCAAACCATCCAAAAAATTTTAGGACACAAAAAAGCCGCTCGACTGGTTATACTGTCGCTATCAACGCAGCTCCTGTAACCTGCTTTGAGTAGCTTTTTTAATAGCTCTTTTTTCAAACTCCTCCTTCTTTATAACCTTTGAATCGAAAATCCTTGCAGCACAAGGACTTTCCAAAACGGCCAGGACACTCGGTGTGTCCTAACTTGTTTATCCGATATGCGATTATCAAGGTGCAGCAGATGGTCATCAGGCCATCAGAATCTCAGTCTCTCCAATGTCACTATCGACCAGATAGTTGTGATTGACGCTGCCGAGGTTGAGGTTCCGATAGGCTTCATCAATCTCTTCACTGGTAATACCGATGTAATCCAGAGTCTGAGCGGCGGTGGAGTGACCAAATATCTTCTGGAGAAGCAGCAGCTTGCGGGGGTCGTTACCACTCATCACCATCTGATGATAGGCGAAGGTCTTACGCAGTGTGTGGGTCGCCATACGATTACCAAGGCCAAGGTCTTTAGCGATACCCTTAAGCATAAGGTCAACGGCCTGCTTGCTGATAGGCTTGTTTTCGTTCACTCCATTATTGGACTGGCTGCGGAACATATAGTCGCTGAGATGAACACCGGGCGTGTTTTCAAGATACAGAGTCACAGCTTCCACAACTGCTGTGTTAATGGTGATGTAGCGGTTGCGCTGACGCTTGCGGGTGTTTCTCGTCTTCTTCTCCAGAACCGGAAAGCGGTCGCGGAAAGTACAATCATCATTGATGATGTGAGTGAACCGAAGCATACGGAGGTCGCTGATACGAAGTCCAAAGTTGATACCAACAATGAACAGCATATTATCTCTGAACCGCTTTTGTCCAATCAGGAACTGAGAGATGCGGATGATGTCATCCATGCTCTTGATAGGTTCAGCGGAGTGCTCGACAGCAAGGTCGGTATGTACCTCTTCAGCAGCGGGGGCGATGAGGCCAGCCTTGAGCTTACGACAGCTCTGCTGGACGGTGGCGATGTCGATGACAGATGAGGGCTTGGCCTCCTGTGTGAAGTCGATGTGGATTATCTTAGCCATCGTAGCTCTCCTTTCTCAATCAAAATGTAGTCTATTTAATTATCTTGATTATACCGATATTATACCACATTCCTTTATGGAATGTAAGTATAATTAGTAGACAACATAGGGAAAATAGTGAAAAACAGAAGTATAAATAACAGGCGGCGTAGTTAAGCCCTTTTCTCTTTTGGACAAGTTGAATCCTCCTCACAAGCATCCACGCAAAGGGCTTAACCAATCATGTTCCTCTGGACATTCTTTGCCGAGAAAGCAAGTAAAATCAAGGTGTGTGGGGCTTGCAATAAAAAAGTGATGGTTTGGGTCAGATGAACCGACTACATCTGTTTGCGCTGTCGGCGGGGGCTGAAAAGACCATAACCACCCCCCCTACTTGCCATAGCACCGAAAAGGCAAGTAGAAACCACAGCGGCAACGGCGGCACGACAGGCGGCAAGCAAGGCGGGGACAGTTGCGACAGGGTACACCCCTTGCGGCTATGGGTGTATGTCAAAAAATTGTGTTGACATTGTATGCAAGTGGTGCTATACTTGTTCATGCCGAACAAGGCAAGCGGGACACCACAACACCACAACACCACCGCAAGCCAAAAACACCAACGGCAGAAAGGGAACACAAGATGAACACGAACACGAAAGCAACCGCACAGGCGAAAGCCAACACCACCACCACAACCGCATTTGAAACCGTCAAGCGCAACTATGAAACCGCCCTTGCACAGGGCAAGGACACCGCACAGGAATTGACCGCCCTTGCAACCGCCGTTGCATACAGTGTTATCAACAAGTGCATTGACCCACAGCGCAAGACCGCCGCACAGCGGGACACCGCAAGCAACACCGGATTTAATCCCGCT